CTATTTGGTGGGCAAATTTGATTTTTTAAGAGGTTTAACATTTTTGCCCACGATTTGCCCACTATTTTTTTCTGAGTACACACTTTCCATGTAGCTTTCAAACTTGTCCATGTTATCTAATTCAATTTTCTTTGAGATGTGAGCATACACATCTGAAGTGATCTGGATACTGCCGTGTCCTAATCGTTCTTGGATGTATTTCATATCAGTTCCAGTTTCCAATAGTAGCACTGCGTGAGTGTGCCTGAGAGAGTGAATAGGGATTGAGGGAATGTCTAATCTTTTGAGAGTACGGGAGAAAGCATTAAAGAGTGACGATTTTGGGACATAATTACCATCGTCTCTAGTTAAAACGAGATTTAGATCGTGGTGGTAAAGTTCGTTTAAAGCCAGTTTTTTCTGGTTTTGATACTTCATATGTTGCTTTAGATCATCAGCTAACGTTTTGCTCATTCGAATGACTCTAGTTGAGTTATAAGTTTTTGTATCGCCAAATAGCTCACTTTTGTCTTTTGCTTGAAAGTCCATAGTTTTGTTAATACTAATCGTCATATTCTTAAAATCTATGTCCGACCACTGTAGAGCTCCTGCTTCCCCTTTACGCATACCAGTTTCAATTAGCACTTTAAAATACAGCCAATAAATATAGCCGTAAAGGTGTACTGCTTGTAAAAAACGGGGAATGTTACTTGTTTCCATGAATTTTATACCGGTCTTATTTTCTTCGCGCCCCTTGATGGTAACACCGTTGCAGGGGTTCTTTTCGATCTTATTAAGTGTTAATGCTTTTTCCATTGCATTGTTTAGAGTTGAGTGGATCAATTCAATAGTTCGCTTACTGTAGTCTTTATTTTCTGTAAGGTGATTAATAAATTTTTGATACATAATCGGTTTTAAATCTTGTAACATGATTTTTTTAAAATATGGAACAATATGATTTGTAATGTTCCTGCTGTGCAATTTAAAGGTATTTTTACGCACAGTGTCTTTTTTATACTCATCTAACCAAATCATAAGAAAATCTTGGAGTGGTAGATCCTTTTGCTCGTATCCCTCCAATAAACTGTTTTCAAATTCGTTGGCCGCAAGTTGTGCTTCTTTCTTAGTTGAGAAACCCCCTTTTGTTTTTTCTTTGTATTCCTGAGTGAAAGGATCAGTGTATTTTAGTCGATACTCCCATTTTTTTCCTCGCTTTCTGAAACTAGCCATAACATTTTCTCCTTACATTTTGAATGTAAAAAAAGCGCATCCGATTGGGTGCGTCTTTTTATTGATGCCTTTTTTGAAGCAAAGTAACAATGTAATTACTTAAGCTCCTGTTTTCATTTTTCGCTTCTTGTTCCAGCTTCTTTTTTAATTCTACAGGCATTGTTATAAGTGCTTTAGTAGTTTCTGATGACATGTTATTCACCTCCTATACAAAGTATAAACATTTTAATATAGTATTGCAATGATTTGTATCTATGTATATACTTTAGATATCTAATAGATATATAGGAGATATCCAAATGAATAAGAGCATGCTTTTAGAAATGCAGCCTTTTAGTTATTTTGCTTCAAAATGGGATCTAAGACAGTCTATCAACGAACGGGTAAGGAAATTAAGAAACAAGCTTACCCGATCAACTTTGTGTGTGTTAGATGTATTAAGGTTACGATCGATGAAAGTTTTAGGAGTCGCATACCTAAAAATCGAAACAATCATGGCTTTAACAAAAGTAAGCCGGGCAAGTGTGGAAAGGGCGATTAGGAAGTTGGAGCAGGAAGGGATTATAAAACGTATTTCTACTTCTAGAAAAACGGGACTCCAAGGTGCGAACATTTACTATTTTCTACCCTCAAATGACGGGGTTGAGATGATGGGGTTGGACAAGCCTAAAGCGCCTGAAATATCAAAGGTTGAGGCTCCCAATCAGGAAGCTAATACTGGGGTTTTTAATACTCCAAAAAGACCAAAAGAAACTAAGAAAAATAACGTAAAAGGAACGCGCCTCGTGAAAGACAGCTCTGTAATTTCTTCTTACATCCCGAAAGAATTCTTCAAGCTGATCCAGCAGGGCTTTGAGTGCGGTCACGTGATTAAGCAATTCTGGAACAAGGTGGTCCTGTTTAAGCGGGTGACCGGGTGGACTCGGAACGAAAACGTGTTGCCAGTTGCCGCCGATGCATGGGAGTACACCAAGAACGAATACAAGAGGGATAAAAAAGAGTGGGGGATTGATCGATTCCTGAAATGTTTCTACGGGACGATGAAGCGGATCGAAGAGAAGAGAGTTGAGGAGCACGCAGCGATTTGGACGTGATCCTAGAAAAAAAGTTGTATAAGCAATAATTTTTTATTAAGAAAAATGTTATACTAGCTGGGTGAATTTTACTTTTGTTAACAAGCAATCTAAAAACTGGTAAAAGCAAAAAGCCAACGGGATGTATACGGTTCGAAACTGTATACACTCTTTACCACCAAGATCTAGTATTGGCGGCGGGCCGACAAGTGAATATAGGAAACCTGTTGCCATCATTAGGAATGGATCTTTTTGCTTCTCAACGGGGAGAAGTGATTTGAATGGCTGTTCGAAATCGGGTAATTGCAGAGAGAGTCCAAGAAGCAATCGATTGCAGTGGAATGAAAAAACAGCATATTGCTGCGAATATAGGTGCCAATTATAAAGACTTTTGTCGATGGGTGGCTGGAGGAAGGCCATTTGAGATACATGCTCTTGTAGATGTTTCAGAAATGCTAGGGTTGCCAAAGGATCACTTTCTAAAGGACTTTTTGCGTGACTGCTGGGATGCCCCAAGAGACAAGCCTCAGAGGATTAAGGAATTTCTAATCTATACCAAAGTAGCAAAACTTAATGAGTACACCACTGAGATGATTGATCTTTTGCTAGAGAGTGGTAAACAGTTAGACATCTTGGTTGCTGCTGGAGTGCAATTAGAGGGGCGCGGTCTTCCTAATGATGCTCTATACTTTTACGAGACGGTGATTGATAATGAGCGAAACCGCCTGGCAGAGTGCCTTGCATTAAGCTATTATCGGCGTTTTATGATTGTTCGGGACTGGGACATGGACTATGCTTTTGAGGCAGCAACAAAGCTAGGTGAACATGTTAGGTCATTGCCTGACGATTTATTATTTGAAGCCTACGTGAATATCACAGCTGTTTTTTATGTATTAGATAAATGGGATCATCTAATAAAATATGGTAATGAAGTTTGTGGAATACTTGAAATGACAAAGAAGGAAAATGTCCGTCTGTATGCCAAATTTATGGCTCACTTAGGCTTTGCGTATAGGAAAAAAGGGCTCTATTCTAAGGCTACAGAAACTGAAGAAAAGTGCAGAGAACTGGGGGATAGTCAAATAAGCAGATGGGCTGATATGAACGCATGCTTAACTGCAATAGAAGCAGGAGAATATGATAAAACATACGAATTGATTGAGTTTATGAAAAAATACAGGGAAGATGCACCTAATAATCTTGACCATGTCCTAAAGGCGTTTCACGATCAAAAAAACTATCGCGAGATGGAATGGATATTATCATTATTCCCTCAAGAATTTAAATGTTTATTTGAAAAAAAAGATCCATATCATTCCAAGAAATCAATTCGGGTTAAATGTTATATCGCAGAACTATACTTTCATGAAAATAAATATACAGTAGCCATGGATCTCCTTTTAGAGAGTCTAGCTACGGCTAAAAAATTGCGACTCACAAATCAAGTCAATGAGTGTGCCGATATTATTTTTAAAAACAGCAAAATATTTACAACATTTGTTGATTAGTTGTGTGAATTTAAAAGATAAAAAAAGAAGGCGAAAAGGTATCGATAACCTTTGCCTTCTTTTTTATTGATGCGGTAAATCTTTACCATCCGCCTCCATTATCGAGTGTATAAATAATTGGAGATTGTGGTTTCAAGTTGCCTTTTTTTGTACCATAATGTTCCTTCGGAGACCATCCACCTCCATTGTCCGCTGATGCCCCTGTTGCTACCGAAAGAATAGATAAAATCATAGCTAGTGTAAGGAATGTACGTTTCATTTTTCCACCTCTTTTAAGTCATTATATATTAATCATATAGTACCACAATAAGGTTTAAATGTCGATAATTGTCGTTTTTTAGATTAAATACCCAAAATTGTTAATAAATTACTAATGGGTATTTTATGTATGATAGACTTGTGCCACTATATTTGAACATGTCTGATGAGCATTAGGAATTACCATCAGGATGACTTTTCGGGGGATGAGATAATGGTAGAACTTAATTCATCAAAAGAAAATCAAGGAACAGTTCAAATACTGCCTGAAGTAATAGAACTGTTTCGTGAAATAGCAAGAGACTGTAGCCTCGTAGAGATCAGAGAAATAATAGATACATACAAAAAAAGCCGCCAGGTCACTTAGACCGAGCGGCTTTTATACCGTTCTTGATAAACATCATGTGCTTTACAAAGTCTTCGCGTTCTTGTGCAGACAAAGTACCGTAGAAGTCGATCAGCTCTTGTAGATTCTCGTCCTCTTCCTGAGCTTTCTCTGACTCATCAATACCCAGCAAGTAATCTGTAGTCACTTTAAGTATTTCCGACAGGGAAGTCAATGTCTCAGGATCAGGCTTCCTTTTTTCGTTTTCGTATCGAGTAATTGTAGTCTCATTTACGCCCAACTTTTCAGCAAGGTCCTTTCTACTCATCTCCATAGCCAAACGAGCTTCTTTTATGCGCTGACCATACATTTTTATATCCCTCCGTACGATACGTGCCACTATGGAACGTATTATAGCAAAACACTCTAATGAAGTAAAACAAAAAATGCCAAAATGGAATTTTATTGTTGATTAATGCCGTATTGGCATTTTATACTATAAACGCATTCCAATTTGGCATTAGGTGGTGATAGAAAGTGGGACTAGACGAACTAGATTTAGAGAAGATAAAGCAAATTAGGCTCGACAAAAAAATCTCTATAGAAGAGTTATCACTCGCACTCGGATATGAGACGAGATATGGATACCAGCACGTTGAGAAGGGGAGACGGAAGTTGCCAGCATTCAAGATGCCTACACTATCTCGACTGTTAGGGACACCGATAGACGACTTATATAAGAAAAACTCCGAACTGACTGATATGGATAAATCATTCATATAGGGTGCTGCGAATTTAGTCTCCATATCAAATGCTAGAGGGGGAGAGAGCCTAGTGAACAAACTTGTCACAGTAAATATTGACGAACAAGAAGTAATGAACATGTGCCGTGAACGGGTTAATGAACTGGTGAAAGAGGTTGATGCAGAAAAGGTTTTTTGGGACACTACAGAGCTAAAAAAACGTACGTGCATGTGTTGGAACACCATACAGGATAAGGTTTTCTATGATCCAAGGTTCCCAAAATTTAAGGTAGGAGGAAAGTGGTATTTCCCAGCCAGAGAGACAAGAGAATTTTTGATTAAGTGGCTGTATGAACAGCCAAGGCATTGATAGATGGATAAAAAATGAAAGGAGACGAGAGAGGATGAGAAAATTTACCCCAATTTTTACGGAGCTGGAAATGGCAGTCACCAAAATACTCAATGAGCGAACTGCAATGGGCTTACAGGCTTCAATTTTGAGCGACACGACCATGAGTGCATCGGGAGATGTTTATTCTCGCCATGTGGTGATTGGAGACTCAGTAAGCTTGCATACGGTCCATCAGTTCTGCCATCAATCACCAATCGGTAAGATCGACGGGTTTGGTCTTATCGTTCATTGCGTAGGTATTTCAGATGTTAGAAAGTATACGCGGTATTTGGATGGTGAGGGGGTATGAGATACGACTTTGATTCTGCGATTAACCGAATAGCAGAGCTTTGGAGAATCTATCGTTCACTGCGAAATCAGCCAGCTGACGGAACCTGGGACTGGTGGATTGTGAATGAAGTAAACGAGCTGGAAAAGGAAATGGCCACTGCTCGTAACAGTGACCAATTCAACACTCAAACAAATTTGAATAGCACTATCCTACCACAGTTTCTTGAGAGTGGACAAGCTTTATGACACGCGCTGCTGCAGCCAGCGTCATCGAAGCGGATGAGCTGTGGTACACGCAATGATCGTGAATCTAACTGAAAATACAGGAGGAATAAGGATATGAAAGCAACTGGGGTTGTAAGAAAAATCGATAATTTGGGGCGAGTTGTTTTGCCAAAAGAGCTGCGTAACACCTTCGATCTTCCAGAAGGAACCCCGATGGAAGTCTTCGTGAACAATAACCAAATCATTCTCCAGAAGTATGTGCCTGGTTGCGCATTGTGTGGGAGTGTTGAGAACGTTCAAACTCATAAGAGCGGAAAGTTGGTTTGCAGGGCTTGTCTGTGAAACGAGGGCCTCGGCCCTGCATGCAGCTGGTATGAAATTGTCAGTTGCACGGAGGTTCGAACCTCCGAGTAATACATAGCGAGGTCATCGGGATCAGTCAGAGGAGCTGTACGGCTGGCAGAGAGGTTGGGCTGTTGGCAGCCTCGTAGATCGATGCGGGGAAGGGAGGTGAGTGAGGATGGATGAACAGCAGATCATGCTGAACTTTCAAGAGATCATCGAAGGTTTCAAATTGCACATCGATAAAGTGGGTGTTTATGACAACGAAACTGTTAAGGAGGCTCTTTGTGAGGACTTACAGCAATTAACCTATGTGGTTGCCGAAATAAAAGCCCGCTTGGAATCAAACGGGCCATAAACTACTTCATCTGGTAATCGATTTTAAAGCTTTCGATTTCTCGGATATGTTGAATACCCAATTTATTGCAGCTTTATCTTCTACCTTAAATCCGCATTTAAGCATTGCACCTTTGAAAGCGCCGTTTCCAACGTAATAACCGCCTGCTTTCTCAAAAATGTGCTTCAAGCCATAAGAAGTATGACGGGTATTGAAAGACTCAATGGGGTCAAGGTTAGCTTTGATCCAATCTGTTAATTGAATTTGTTGACCGAGAGTCAAATAGTCAAAAGCTTCTGGTTGGTTGTAAAGCTCTTTACCCGTTTCACTGGACAATTTAATTCGCTCCCTTCTTTAAAAATTGGTATGTCTGGATAACTTCCAATTTCGACAACGGGATAGAAAATCCTACAAAAAGTAAAAGACCCAGCGCGGGAACGCTGAGTCCAAAACAAAACACATTTGATTGCCACCATTGTATATCGATGGAGGCCCAAAAACAAGGAGGTAAACATGAACGTAACCATCACTATCAATGCTCCCGAGCTGGTCAGCGCTATTCAGACCTTGGCTCAAGCTTTCACGGGAAATCAATTGACTGCTGCGACAGCACCACAAGCTGTTCCAACATTCACGCCGCAAGCTGTTGGCGTGCCGCAGGCACCTGTAACACCGCAACCCGTTCAAGATTATTACCAGCAACAACCGCAAATTGTACCTCCGACGTACCAACCGGAGCAAGCTGTGCCAGTAACACCGCCAGTAGCCCCACCGCCTATTGCTGCACCGCCAGTAGTGCCGGGGGCAGTACCTACCGAAGCACCGACCTACACGATTGATCAATTAGCAGTAGCAGCTACACAGCTTGTGGATGCTGGTCGTCGGGAAGAACTTGTCCAATTGCTTGCTGCTTTCGGTGTACAAGCCCTGACAGCTCTCCCTAAAGAGCAATTCGGCGCGTTTGCAACTTACCTCCGAGCCATGGGGGCGAAGATATGAGCACTGTAGGGCATGAGGAGCGTTCACACGCGCTCCTCTCCGCCAGCAGCTCGCACAGGTGGCTTCACTGCACACCAAGCGCTAGGATTGAGGAAACTCTGCCTGACACGACATCAAGATCCGCAACGGAGGGAACGCTGGCACACGAGATCGGCGAGCTAAAGTTGAGGAAGTATTTCATTGAACCCATGGGAGCAAGAACATTCAATTCACGCTTGAAAAAGCTAAAAGAGAAACAGTTCAACGATGATCTGGTGTACGAGGATGAAATGCTTAGGCATACGGATACCTACCTTGAGTACGTGCAGGGAATCGTCCACGGGTTTAGCAGTCCGCCGTACATCGCAATTGAAAAACGGATTAACTACAGCATGTATGCGCCCGAAGGCTTTGGAACTGGCGACTGCATAATAATCGGCGGAAACACGCTTTATATCGTGGACTTCAAGTACGGCAAGGGTGTCGAGGTATCCGCAGTTGATAACCCGCAAATGAAGCTCTATGCGTTGGGCGCTTTCATCGAATATAGCTTTCTGTATCCGATTGAGAATGTTCATCTTGCGATCGTGCAACCTCGCTTGAGCAGCATTTCTGAATATCAATTGTCGATCACAGACCTGCTGGCCTGGGGTGAGAGCATCAAGCCAGTGGCGCAAATGGCTTTCAAAGGCGAGGGATCGTTTGCAACTGGTGACCATTGCAAATTCTGCCGTGCCAAAGCGGTTTGTCGGGCAAGGGTAGACGATCACATGGAGCTTGAGGAATTCAAGATGATGAAGCCGCCACTGATTTCTATTGAGGAAGTAGGGGTCATCCTTGAGAGGGCACGGAACCTAGCTTCATGGGTGAAACAATTGGACGAATACGCCTTGGCTGAATGTTTAAAAGGGAACGACGTTCCAGGTTGGAAAGCGGTTAATGGCCGTGGAGGAAGGGAATACACCGACATCGATGCGGCATTCGCTCACCTCGAAGCCAGCGGGATTGACGGGGCTATGTTGTTTGAACGTAAGCCGCTGACAGTTGCTCAACTGGAGAAGGTTCTCAAAACTAAGCAGTACAAAGAGCTCTTATTGGAAGCAGGACATGTCAAGACCATTACAGGTAAACCGACACTCGTACCGTTAAGCGATAACCGAGAAGCGATTAAGCGAATAAGCGCAAGCGATGACTTTAAATCTGAGGAGGAACCGAAAAATGAGTAACCAAGACCCTAAACGCGTTGTAACCGGAAAAGTAAGACTGAGCTACGTTCACTTGTTCACGCCACGAGCTGGCCTGAATGGTGGCGAGCCGAAATTCAGTGTTACGCTACTGATTCCAAAAACCGATGTGGCGACGAGACAACGCATCGATGCTGCTATTGCTGCGGCTATTCAGGAAGCTACAGGGACTAGGTGGAATGGTGTACGTCCTCCAATGGTTGCAACACCGATTCATGACGGGGATGGAGTAAAAGCTGACGGTACTCCATTTGGTGAAGAATGCCGAGGGCATTGGGTTATGACCGCATCTACTCAAGCAGATCGAAAGCCGGATGTCGTCGATATCAATTTGAACCCGATCATTAACCAATCAGAAGTCTATTCCGGAATTTATGCGCGCGTATCGATTCGATTCTTTGGATATCTCAGCCAGGGCAAGAAAGGGATCGGTTGCGGACTTGGCAACGTCCAGAAGCTTGAAGACGGACAACCGCTTGGTGGAGGAGGAGCTTCCGCTGCATCGGATTTCGGCAGCTTTGCTGATCACGCGCCATCTGTGCCAGCGTATCAACCGCCAACATATCCGCTACAAGGGTACGGAGCTCCACAGCAACCGCCGGTCTATAACCAACCGCCTGCATACGGCCAGCCGCAAGGCTATCCACAGCAAGGTTATGTGCCGCCTGCTGCACCTGCACAACAACCACAAGGATATCCGCCAATGCAACAGGGCTACGGTCAGCAACCTCCGGCAGCTCCACTAGCACAGTTTGACCCGATTACAGGGAAGCCGTTTAGTGGCGGCATCATGGGGCTCTAAGCCATGCGGCATTTATCAATCGACATTGAGACGTTCTCAAGTGTCAACATCAAGAAGGCGGGGCTGTACAAATATGTGCAGTCCCCCGATTTTCAAATCCTCTTATTTGCTTACTCTTGGGACGGCAGTCCGGTCCAGATTGTAGACCTTGCTCAAGGTGAATCCTTACCGATGGAAGTCATACACGCCTTATATGACCCGCAGGTTATCAAGCACGCTTACAATGCACCGTTTGAGTGGTACTGCATTAATAGTGTAAAGCACTCTCCGCTGGAACAATGGCGCTGCACGCAGCTTCATGGGCTGTATTGCGGGTACACTGCTGGACTTGCCGCAACGGCAGTAGCGCTAGGACTCCCAGAGGACAAGCGTAAAATGGGCATCGGTAACGCCCTAATCAAGCTGTTTTGCACACCAACGAAGCCGTCAAAAGCAAACGGCCAACGAACGCGAACACTTCCACACCACGAGCCTGACAAGTGGCGATTGTTCAAAGATTATTGCATCCAGGACGTTGTTACCGAAATGGAAGTAGATCGACGCTTGTCGGCGTTTCCGGTCCCGGTTCAAGAGCAAAAGCTATGGGAACTTGATCAGCGAATCAATGCCCACGGCGTGGCGGTTGACATGGGTGTTGTAGAAGGAGCTCTCACTATTGATGGGATCGTGACAGTAGAACTCATGAACGAAGCAATTCAGTTGTCTGGGCTTGATAATCCAAAAAGCGTTAAGCAGCTCATGGCTTGGCTAACTGAAGAGATCGGGGAAGAAGTGGACAACCTCCAGAAGGAAACAGTTAGTAAGCTGATCGATACGATTGACGAGGGGGACGCAAAACGGGTACTGGAGATCCGGCAGGAGCTTTCAAAAACATCGGTCAAAAAGTACCAAGCTATGCGCGAAGCTGTTTGCGTAGACGGACGTGTCAGAGGACTCCTGCAATTCTACGGAGCAAACAGAACGGGTCGTTGGGCTGGCCGTTTAGTGCAAGTACAGAACCTCCCGCGTAACTATCTGGATACCTTGTCACATGCTCGGGAGTGCGTCAAAGTAAAGAAAATAGATGCCTTGAAACTAGTCTATGGCAACGTGCCGGACACACTTTCCCAACTGATCCGCACGGCGTTCATACCGTCAACGGGCAATGTTCTGCTGGTATCTGACTTCTCTGCGATTGAGGCACGCGTAATCGCTTGGTTGTCTGGCGAACAATGGCGGCTGGATGTGTTTTCTACTCACGGCAAGATATATGAAGCCTCTGCCTCTCAAATGTTCGGCGTCCCTATCGAGCTGATCAAGAAGGGGAATCCAGAGTACGAGCTGCGGCAGAAAGGGAAGGTCGCTGAGTTGGCACTTGGATATCAAGGAGGTTCTGGAGCTTTAATATCGATGGGAGCACTTAACATGGGGCTTACAGGAGAGGAGCTCCCGGATATCGTGAGGCGCTGGAGAGGATCGAACAAGCGAATTGTTGACCTGTGGTACGGCTTAGAAAACGCAGCGTTAGAAGTCATGAGAACGGGGCAATCGGTCGGAATCAGAGGGTTGATTCTGTCCCGAGAAATTGACTCCTTCAACCAGCAGGATTTTCTGCTTATCACGCTGCCAAGTGGACGGAGATTGTTTTACGCTAGACCGTTTCTATCGAAGAACGATTTCGGAAAAGAAGCCTTGTACTATCACGGGGTTAACCAGAAAACACGTAAGTGGGAAGTCGTGCCGACGTATGGGGGCAAGCTTGTGGAGAATGTCACACAGGCGATTGCGAGGGATTGTTTAGCAGAGAGCCTTACTCGTCTTGACGCGTGCGGCTATCAAACAGTAATGCACATCCACGACGAGGCCGTTCTGGATGTTCCCTTGGAAATTGCAGACATCGATACGATTACGACAATCATGGGCCAGCCGATCAGATGGGCGCCAGGCTTACCGCTTCGGGCAGATGGGTTCATGACTGATTTTTACATGAAGGATTAATAAAGAAACCAGGAACGTCTGCGGCAACAGCATTCCTGGTGATTCTCTGAAAATCTTGGGAGGTTTTTATCTATGTTATCAGATGCTATCTCAAAATTGAAGACCGAAATGGAGAGCGATAATGAGCATCCATACATCAAATTAGTCGGTGATTTTCTTATCCGTCACCTCGAATCAAATCCAGATGATGCAGAGAAGATCATAGCTGCTGACAAGACTATTGCAAAAGGTCTGGCTGCTATGAAAGCCGAGGCGAAGAAAAATCAGTATGACGGTATGGGCATGCTCACGGATACTGAGGGATTCGCAATTGTCTTGAAGTATTTCGGTATCAAGGGTGCCCCAGTCACTGTACAAGCTCCAACACCAGTTCTTGCCCCAGTCGTAACAGAAGCAGCGCCGCGTAATAAATTTAACGTCAAACTGGACGATTTTCTATAAGGGGTGAGTGAAATTATGTCTGATAAACATAAAGAATTTCTGGCTCACTTTCCAGAGAAAATGGATAAAGAGTTCTATGACTATGTGGAAAATACGGTTCTACTCTCGAGTAGATACTTATTCCTTCGGCGAAAAGGAAAAGACCAATTCGGCTACTGCACTCACTGCCGAACGGAATCAAAGACACCGAGTCTGTACGGACACAATGAAACTCAGCGCTGCAAGAAATGCTACTCGGTTGTAACAACAAAGCACGCTGGAAAAGGTCGTAGTCGTCTCATTGACGATGCATACATCGTTTGGTACGGAAAATCGCTGATTAATCCGAATGTGCTCACTGCCCGAGGTGTCTACGTCAGACGAGATTATTCCGGAGACTTCCGTGAAGTAAGAACCGGTTTCATGGTCCAATCAGAGTATCTTTTTGAATGCGGTAACCCACGTGGAAAAGGTAAGGAGCGATTTGGTAAAGGTCGCATGATGCGAAGAGGGTGGCCGGACAGATTCTATGAGCCGATGAGTATTTACACCGAAATGGAGCATTCAATGCAGAATAAGCCGTTGTACTTGAATGAGGAAAATATCGCAACAGCAGTAGACGGGACTCCATTTCAATACTGCCAGTGGAGAGAATATTTTGCGATCCGCACTGAGACAGAAGATATCTGGCGAGGTTTTAACCAAACGACGCGCAGAGCTGGAGAAGCGAAAAGCGATCTAGTCAAATTCTTTGAGCTAGCGGCAAAGTATCCATGCATTGAGTATGCCACAAAGCTAGGTCTTGCGGACATCGTAAAAACAAAAATCGATGGCGGGAGTACACTCAACGTGATCAATTGGCGCGGAGCAACCTTGGAGAAAGTGCTCCGTTTATCCAAGAATGAAATAGATTTGCTACGTAGATCAAATCTTAAAATGACTCCGCTTGCGTTGCACAGCTACCATTATCACAAAAAACAGGGATTACAGTTAACTTTTCAACAGGCATATGACGTCAGAGATTTGACCTTTGAACACAACGAAAAAACTTTAGAAGAAATTGAGATCCCTAAAACTCAAGCAATCAAATACATCTTGAAACAATTGCGACGTCCTGGTTCTGCCGAGAGGTATTCGTCAGCAGGATCGGTCGTCTCAACTTGGCGCGATTATTTAAGAGAGTGCCACGAGCTTGAAATAGATACATCGAAAGAATCTGTTCTGTTCCCGAATAATTTGGATGCTGCTCATAAGAAGACAATAGAGAAAGTGAAAATTAAAGCCGATGAGTCTTTAAACATTCTCATTGCTGCAAGATTGACGAAATTAAATAAACTCTCCTTTGAACATGGTGACTTCTTTATTCGACCAGCTAAAGATTCAATCGAACTGTTTTGGGAAGGTAAAACACTTAAACATTGCGTCGGTGGCTATGCAAAAGCATATGCCGAAGGCAAAAGTAATATTTTCGTGATTCGCAAGTTGAGTGAACCTGATACACCGTTTTTCACAATCGAGGTAAAAGACAATCGGATCACTCAGGCTCACGGTTTATCCCATCGTCTTCCCACACCTGATGTACAAGCCTTTATTAATCTGTTTGTTTCCAAGAAGCTCCTAACCAAGAAGCAGACACGCATTGAAGTAACTGCAATCAATCAAAACATGCAGGAGGTAGCCGTATGAGTGTACTGGTAAGAAGCGCGGAGGTCATCGCGGCGGAAATCCGAAGCATCGATGCCCAGACTCGTGAAATCGTCCTACGCAGTGCCATTGAGATCGGTAATCGTCTGAATGAGGCAAAGGAGCTCGTTGCCCATGGAGAATGGGGGCCGTGGCTTGAATCAAATGTTCAGTATAGCCAATCTACTGCAAACAACTTCATGCGTATTGCGGAAGAATACGGATCAAATTACCAAGCGATTGAGAATTTGACCTATACGAAGGCGCTGGCTCTGTTGGGTGTGCCTTCCGACGAACGGGAGCAGTTCGCGCAGGATAACGATGTAGATAAAATGTCAGCTCGTGAGCTACAACAGACGATCAAGGAGAAGAAGCAGCTTGAGAAGGAGCTCAAGAAGATCCAACAGGAGGCGGAGAAGGAGCGAAAAGAGCGCGAGGATTTGGCTGAACAGGTCGCAAAGCTACAGACGGAACTAGCTGACGCTAAAATCCTTGGTGACGCAGATGAGGCGCAAAAACTACAAGACGCGCTGTCCGAGGCACAAGCAAAAGTGAAGCAGCTTGAAAAGGATCTGAAAGCGAAGCCGATCGACGTACCTGCTGTTGTCGAGAAGATACCGCCAGACATTGAAATGGAACAGGCTGAGCTCCGGAAAATAGCAGCTCAGCCAGTTAACGAGACGTTAGTAAAATTCAAAGTCCAATTTGAAGGACTGGGGGCTGGCTTCTGGGACTTGCTGGCCACGCTGGAGGTAATCCAGGCGGCCGAGCCAGAGACGTACGAAAAGTACAAAGGCGCGATGCTAGGACTGATTGGAAAGATGTCCGAGAGCCTACAACAATCGCCTTAGTAAACCAAAACACCAAATTTACCGTCACGTCCAATGAAAAACTCTACGAACTATAGATATTAAATTATTTAGAAGATAACAAAAGGCGACAACACAAAGTACCCCTACTATTCGGCCATAAGTGAGAAACAAATCACCCATCGGGGAGCAGAATAGAAGAACTAGACTCATCATAATAAACATGACAAAAGAAATTAGAGTACCTCTTAAATCTTTCTTTATCCCTTCCATTTCGGGAAAGATATTTTGAATGCTTCCACTGAAAATTTTACGTTGCTCATTTATGAACAACAGATAGTATGTCGCGAAGGTTGCAACGAGGGCGGCTAGTCCAACAGCGGCAGTGATAAAGAAAATAGCAATATCATTCAAAAAATCTCCCATTTCGTCATTTTTAAAATCTGCTATCCATAGTACGGATATTGAAAGGATGATAATGAACCAACTGAATATTGGTATCAAATAGCGATCTGCAAATAGTATAAGGGATCTTTTAGTTGTGTTGAGCCAAGACAAGGTCATCACCGTCCAGATAATTAATAATAATGCAACTAGTATGAGAAACACCTCCTAAACTTTAACAGTAATTCGGCATAGTTCAACATTTTCCTTCATTTTTCGTAGAGTGTAGAACTTGCTGAGTACGTTACCGATCAGGCAAAAGTGAGATTAATTACGAAAGGATGGCCGCCTTGTACTACGACCGACAACTTACGATATCCTCCGCTGGCAGCCGCAAGGCGACGCACTGGCCGGCGCAACAAATTTACTGGTCGGAGCTGGTGGAGCGACTGCGAGTTGCGGTCCGCGGCACCGAAACGCTTGCCGAATATATGCAGCTGTCAAAGAGCAAACAGGATGACCTCAAAGACGTCGGCGGCTTTGTAGCTGGAACGCTTGCAGGTAATCGCCGTAAAGCAAACGCCGTCATCAGCAGGGACATTATCACACTTGACCTCGACAACATCCCTGCTGGGGGCACAGCCGAAACGCTGCGCCGTCTGGAAGCGTTGGGGTGTGCTTACTCAGTTTACTCAACACGCAAGCATGAGGAAGCCAGGCCGCGACTCCGTGTGCTGGCTCCCTTCAACCGGACAGTCTCGGCGGACGAGTATGAACCGCTTGCGCGTAGACTCGGGTCAATCATCGGAATTGAGCTGTGCGACCCGACTACTTTCCAGGCTGTTCGGCTCATGTATTGGCCGAGCTGTTCAGCAGATAGTCAGTTCATCTCACAGTATGCGGACAAGCCCTTTCTCGACGCTGACGGGCTACTCGCGACATATGCAGACTGGCGGAACGTGGCGGAGTGGCCGCAGGTGCCGGGAGCGCAGCAAGCGCACATTCGTCTTGCAGCCAAACAGGGCGAGCCGACCGAGAAGCAGGGTGTCGTTGGTGCTTCTGCCGACAATATGACATCTATCGCGCCATTGAAACCTTCTTGCCCGGGATGTACATAGAGACGGATGACGGATCAGGGCGCCTCACCTTTTCAGGCGGAAGCACGACAGGTGGGGCGATCATTTACGACGATGGGGCATTCTTATACAGCCACCACGCGACAGACCCGTCAGGTGGTCGACTTGTTAACGCGTTCGATTTGGTCCGTCTTCACAGGTTCGGTGAAATGGATGATGACTCGGCACCAGGCACGCCGACAAATCGGCTTCCATCTTTCACGGCCATGTGTGGATTTGCTTTACAAGACGCTGGCGTTGCTACGTTGCTCAATCAAGAGCGATATGAAAAAGCAGTACAAGAGTTTGGCAATCTCCCAGCAACCGAAGAAGAGACGGCCAACTGGATCAGCAAACTACAGGTAAGCGCAACGACAGGGATGCCGGCAAAGACAACAGACAATGTTCTCATCATCATGGAGCATGATCCACTGTTAAAGGGTAAACTTGCTTTCGATGAATTCGCCAATAGGGGAGCCGTGCTGGGGCCGTTACCGTGGAACAGCAGTACAGAGCGGCGCGGATGGTCTGACGTAGACGACGCCGGGCTGCGACATTACCTGGAGCGTACATACGGCATTTCCGGAAAAGAACGGATATTTGACGCGGTTGCTTTGTACGCACATAGGCACACATTTAATGAGGTTCGCGATTGGCTGGTGAGTCTGAATTGGGATGGCGTGAAACGGTTGGATACGCTGCTGAGCGACTATCTTGGAGCCGCAGACTCGATCTATACCCGAGCAGTATCGAGAAAATCGTTGGTGGCCGCCGTAGCTCGTGCAATGAATCCAGGATGTAAATACGATCAGATGCCGATTCTGGCGGGACCGCAGGGATTGGGGAAAAGTACGTTTCTGCGATTACTGGGCAGGCGCTGGTACTCCGATAGCCTCCAGACGTTTGAAGGAAAAGAGGCGTCCGAAATGATTCAGGGCATTTGGATTAACGAGATTGGCGAGCTGACGGGGATGTCTAAGTCTGAATCGAATGCCGTCAAGCAGTTCCTGAGTCGGACAGAGGACATTTATCGGGAGCCGTTTGGTCGTCGTACAAAGGCGTTTCCCCGACAGTGTGTGTTCTTCGGAACAACCAATGACAGCGAGTTTTTGAAGGATAAAACGGGCAATAGACGATTTTGGCCAGTGGATGTGGGAGTACAACCGGCGACAAAAAGTGTTTTCATCCATCTGGAAGATGAGGTGCCGCAGATATACGCAGAAGCCTTTGCATATTGGCAAATGGGAGAGGCGCTGTATCTCACAGGGCAGGCGGAATTAGAGGCAAAACAACAGCAGGAAGCCCATCAGGAGAGTAATGCAAAGGAAGGCGTCATACGCGAATTCGTGGATAGGCGGTTGCCGATTGGCTGGGATAAACGGTCATTGGGTGAACGTCGACTTTATTGGTCCGGGGAGTTTGGCCGGAGCGACGAGGGCACTGTGGAACGGGATCGGATATGCGCTGCTGAGGTCTGGAGCGAATGCCTGGGCGGCGATATAAAGTTTATGAGACGATCCGACACCATGGAAATCAACGGGATATTGGGAGCAATTCAGGGGTGGAAACGGCATAACAGTACGGCACGTTTCGGGCCATACGGAATCCAGAAAGGCTTTGTAAAGCTGTAAACTTTCTCTGTAAACTTACTCGATTTTGTAAACTTTCTCTGTAAACGTTGTAAACCTTTCAAAAATAGAAAGTTTACGAGAAAGTTTACAGCCCGGAACCGCGCCACTAAAGGGATTATCATTACTTGTAAACCTTGTAAACTTTCTAATCTATATAAATAAGAAATAGAGAGATTAGAGGGTATATGTATGTGCCTAAACCGCCTAACGCGCCTAATTATATAAATATAAGGGAAAAACGCGTCGAAAGTTTACAACGTGAATTTGAACGGAGGATTGAACATGAGAGAAAGTGCCATTGAGAAGTATTTACGCGAACAGGTGAAGGCGGCAGGTGGGCGGGCTTATAAATTCGTTTCACCGGGAAACGCGGGCGTGCCAGACCGACTGGTGCTTTTTCCAGAAGAGCGAGCCTATTTCGTAGAGTTGAAAGCGCCTGGTAGAAAACCGACCCCTTTGCAAACGGTGCAAGGAGATAAGCTGAGAAAACTAGGATTCACCGTTGAAGTGATCGACAGCAAAAAAGGAGTCAACGAGTTTATCCGAAAACACGGAGTGGGTGCCCCGTGAAATATATCCCGCACTCCTATCAGAGATATTGTATCAACCGACTTTTGACAGACGAAGCGCTGGGCCTACTGCTTGATATGGGACTCGGAAAGACAGTTATCACACTTACGGCGGTAAACGATTTGAAATATAACCGCTTTGCAGTAGGGAAAGTATTGGTAATCGCGCCGAAGAAAGTAGCAGAAGGAACATGGAGCAGGGAAGCCGATAAATGGGACCACCTGAAACTCTTGAGAGTTGTCCCTGTATTGGGTTCTTTGCAGAAAAGGGTCAGAGCACTGAATACGCCTGCCGATATTTACGTGATCAATCGTGAAAACGTGCAATGGCTGGTGGAGTATTATCGCAACGCTTGGCCGTTCGATATGGTTGTGGTGGACGAGTTCAGCAGCTTCAAGAACCCTAAAGCCAAGCGCTTCAAGTCGCTGACATGGGTACGGAATCACATCCGCCGCATAGTCGGATTGACCGGAACGCCAGCCCCGAACGGATTGCTTGATTTATGGTCGCAAATTTTTCTTCTGGACGAAGGAAAGAGACTCGGACTGGAATACAACGGCTACCGCGAACGTTATTTCGAGCCTGATCAGCGCGACCGAGATCGAATTCACAGTTATGCACCGAAACCAGGCGCAGATGAAATCATCAGACAGCAAATCAGCGATATTTGCGTGAGCATGAAAGCAGAGGATTACCTGGAGCTGCCTGACTGCATTATCAACATCGTACCAGTTATTTTGGACCCGAAAGCACAGGCCGCCTATAAAGAACTTGAGAAGAAAAAAATTCTCGAACTGCTTGAAAGCTTCGGAGGAGAAAAGAAGGTTATTGACGCTGGATCAGCAGCAGTCCTGACAAATAAACTTTTGCAATTGTGCAACGGGGCTATCTATGACGAAGATCGGAATGTTTTCGAAGTCCACAAATGCAAAATTGAAGCATTCATGGAATTGATCGAGGGGTTAAACGGGAAACCAGCTTTAGTGTTTTACAACTTTCAACACGACTTGGCGCGAATCAAGAAGGCGCTGACGGGTTCGGGTTTGAGAGTGCGAGAATTGAAAGGGCCAAACGACGAAAATGACTGGAACAATCGACAGATAGACATTCTTCTCGCACACCCAGCAAGCGCTGCATACGGCTTGAACCTGCAACAAGGCGGAAATCACGTTATCTGGTTCGGGTTGAATTGGTCACTGGAGCTTTACCAGCAAGCAAACAAGCGTCTTCACCGTCAAGGCCAGACAGAGAAAGTAATCATACATCACCTGACTGTCGAGGGTGGAGTTGACGAGGATGTCATAGCAGCTTTGCAGGACAAAGGGAGTACACAGGATAGGCTGATGGATGCCTTGAAAGCAAGGATTGATCTAGTAGGCGCTTAACAAAATTCCAAGCGCTTGGTAATATCAACAGAGAGGGTGAACAAGTATGGCAGAGAAACAAGCACTAAGCCCTGAAATGATCGAAGAGATTACTCGTGCAGCTGTTCATGCCGCAATGGAGTTTCAAGAGAAAGCAAAGCAAAAGCAGAGAACTAAACGGGATCGACGATTGCGCAACATCAAACTACTTTTGAAAAATTACAGGAATTTCAAAAAGCATTGCAAAACATTGACTGCAGAATTAGATAATATGGACGATGCTTGGATGCTTAAAGAATTGGGCGCGGAAGAGTTAGCCCTAGATTCCATCAAACGTAGTAAGGTTCGAACCAGGGCAATGGTGAAGTTTATTGACAGAATGATTGCCGTTTACCGGATCATGTGCGATCAATCCGGCAGGGAAGAGGATAAGCGAGTCTACCAGTCAGTCCAACTCTTGTATCTCGGCGAGGAGAGAAGCACAGCAAAAGAAATTGCGAAATGTCACAAAACAGATACTCGGACCGTTTACAGAGATGTGGATAAAGCCTGCGAAGCCTTGGCATCATTGATTTTTGGAATCGATAGCATTCGATTTGTAGAATAGAAGTCATGTCAAAAAGAGTTCGTTTACAGTGTCAATTCACCCGTTGTAAAATGATAGCATGGAAAATTATATCAAGAGAAATAGAGGGCTGCCTGAGTGATTAGGCAGCCATAAATATGAATTTTTACAAAATAGTTTGGATATAAGAGATGGCTAACGAGAGATACAGGTGAATTGGTTAAGTTGGAATCAAAGTAAATGTATGGTAGTATTTTTTGTAGAAACGATAAGGATGGGACTGGACAAAATGGTGGTAGGAAGCTTAAAAAAATTTTTTCACAAACCGAAATCTTTAAGTGACATTAAAGATACTGCTTACATTGTTGTAGACACAAATGTGCTATTGGCTGCTTATCAATGGAAGGAAGTTACTCTTAACGAGGTTCTTGATACATTAAATTCACTTTCGATGGCAAACAGATTAAAAATTCCTGCACAAGTTTTTGAGGAGTTTATAGATCAAAGACCAAAAAAGGTTGTAGAAATTATACAAAAAATTGATAAAGAAATGAATTCTAAGTTACAGAGACCTTCGAGTCTCCTTTCAACAGTTCCGCTAATTGAAATGCTAGATGACTCTAATGATTATTTGGAACTTGAAAAACAATATTTTGAGAAATATGACTTGTATCGGAAAAAACTTGGAACCCTGACAAAAAAACTAGGTGACTTTTTAAATAGTGATCCAGTGTTAGATGGAATGCAAGAATTGTTAACAAATAGTTATTTTAAGCTGGATCTTGATAAGGTTAAGGATATTGAACAAGAGGCTAAGCAGCGAGCACAACAAAAACTACCTCCTCTTAGTGGTGGAGACTCATCAAAAAAAGAAAATGCTTTCGGTGATTACTATATATGGAGACATATACTATCGTTGGATAACGATGTAATATTTGTTACAGCCGATAAAAAAGATGATTGGGTACTTAAAGATCATCACGGTAATATTCTCTCTCCTAGAAGGGAACTAGTCGAGGAATTTTTTGAGGTGAGTAATGGAAAAACCTTTACTATAGTGTCACCAAAGGAATTTGTGGCATTATATAAACCTGATATGGATTCAACCGTTTCTAAGGATTTATTAAAAGTAAATATGGAGATCACTGGTACGGTTATTTTCTTTAGAAACCTTTTCAATAAATATGATCCAGCAGGGGTGTATAGTTTAACACTCTTGGAGGATGAATATGATAGTGAAATTGCAGATCTACTTGAGATTCTTCCTAAAGTGGATTCAGTGGATATGCTGGTTATAAAGTTGTATGACATTATTGTAAGTTACTTTGATGAAGGAACGGCTGGTTCTATTGACGTTTACATTGATATGGCAAAAGAAATATGGAAATTTAGAAAAATTGTATTGGGTTATACTGATAAACAACTGTCGTTTCTGTCTTAGGAGCACTTTCATTGTGCTTCTTTCTTTTTTGGGGATAGAGTTCAACTGATTTCATTTTCGTTTCAAAAAGTGTTCATTTTCCATTCAGTGAACCCGTGTTACTATGATAACATCGAAAAATTATGAACAGCGAAAATGTGTAAACCATCCGGTCTATCGGGTGGCTTATTCATTCTAAAAAGAAATTGGGGAAATATGGTTGAAAATTGTAAGGTAATGAAAGAAAATGGAAGAGAGTGATTATGATGACGGGAGTTGGGTAATTTGAAGATTTTTCTTAGTTGGTCTGGAGAAGTAAGTAAAAGGGTTGCACTAACATTCAGAGAGTGGCTCCCGTCAGTTATACAAGCAGTTGTTCCATACGTATCATCCGAGGATATTGACAAAGGAACTCGTTGGAGTACTGATATAGCAAAAGAATTGGAGGAGGCATCCTTTGGTATGCTGTGTATAACTCCAGAGAATCTCAGCGCACCTTGGATACACTTTGAAGCAGGTGCACTATCAAAAGCCATTGACAAGTCTTTCGTCTGTCCTTTTCTGCTTGGAGTAAAAAGGTCCGAAGTAAATGGACCGATTCTTCAATTCCAGTCAACAATTTTTGATAAAGAAGATGTTAAAAAGTTGGTATTTAGTATCAATGCAGCTTGTTTAGAGGATGCGCTTGAAGATGCTAGGCTAAATAGGGCTTTTGATGTTTGGTGGCCAACATTGGAAGCGGAATTAAAAGCCTTGGAAGGCGAATTGCATGGCCAATCTGAAAGTACAGACCAACCAGAACAATTTCCTTTAAAACTAAACGAAGAGATTACTGGCATACTTGAAGAGATACTGGATTTGACAAGAACACAGCAGAAAATATTACGGTCTCCAGAAGATTTAATACCGATAGATTATATGAACAAATTGATAAATAGAAGTCGTATGGCTCAATTTGAACATCCAGTTTTCTATGAATTGGAAAAAGCCGGTTTTAAACTAATAGAGCTTTTCCACAGAAGTGTTGTTGATAAAACAGTTTCATCGGAAGATATGAAAGAAGCGATAATGCAATTTGAAAAGCACCTTGGGTTTATTTTAAGCCGATCAAATGATAGTAGATACATGAGAAAGGTTAGAGTAGTAAACGAATAACTTAGCATAATATAGCACCATTAGGTGCTATTTTTTAATATCAACAAAGCTTTTGTTTTAGTAATTGGGTCCTTCCAGCATACCAGTTACCGTGCGGGTGAAGCGAGCCCCGAAATCGCGCTAGTTTTATTTTTGAAAAATTACTTTCGCTTTTGCTTAACCCGATCCCAGAGAAGACATTTTCAAATTTTCGCTTCATCTAATGACCTGAAAATCGGTACCCCTACAATACGACGTTAAAACGAAAGTGAGGTGGAAAAATTGGCGAACCCAAAGGCGAAACCAGAGACGCTACAAGACAAAGAAATACTGACGTCAGAATTGGCGGCAATTGTAGGGAAGACTCCCCAATGGATACGTCAATTGACGAGAGATAAAGTGCTAAAACAGGTAAGCAGAGGCAAGTATAATCTTGGAGAAGCTGTTCAAGCGTACTGTGAGCATGTGTCCGGTGGAAAGGAAGAAGAGCAGAAGCCGCGTCTAATCGATTTTAAAACTCGGTATGAGAAGACCAAGGCTGAGAAAGCGGAGCTGGAGCTGGAGCGAATAAAAGGGAACCTCCATGCAGCGGCAGATGTAGAATGGCTACTGTCGGATATGATCTTAACAACCAAAACCCGCCTGATGGGGGTACCTAGCAGGGTTTCTACGGAGTGCGAGAACGAATCCGCTGATGTTGTAGAGTCTGTGGTGCGCAGAGAAATTGAAACGGCCCTGTCTGCCATGGCAAAATACACCTCGGATCAGATAGGGGGCGACGCTTATCATGGTGGCCCAGAAGACAGTTGAGCTATTTGCACAAGCAAGCAAACAATGGGAGACGCGACGAAGACTCACTGTATCAGAATGGGCAGATCAGCACCGTGTATTGACGACTGTAAGCAGTGCAGAAACTGGACCATGGCGGACATCGAGAGCTGAGTACCAGCGTGAGATTATGGATTCTATTGAGAAATGGGAAGAAGTCGCGATCATGGCGTCCGCCCAGGTAGGGAAAACGGAATTCCTCCTGAATGTGACAGGATCGTACATTGATCAAGAGCCTTGTCCGATTTTGCACGTCCTGCCTAATGAGGATTTAATCCAGTCGTACTCCAAAAAAAGGCTTACACCCATGATCATCAATAGTGAAGTGCTGCGTAACAAGATTGGGGTTGCAAAGTCCCGGGACAGCAGTAACACGATTGAAGAAAAATCGTTCCCAGGCGGGTATGTAGCGATTGTGGGGGCAAATGCTCCTGCCGGACTGTCATCCAGACCTGTACAAATTATCTTATGTGACGAAGTAGACAGGTTCCCCATATCGTCAGGTAAAGACGGCGACCCCATCTCTCTTGCCATTGCCCGTACCAAAACTTTCCGTCACAAACGCAGACATATTTTTGTCTCAACTCCGGTCGAAAAAGAAACCTCACGGATCAATCAACTTTATGAGGACAGCACAATGGAGCAGTGGTGTTTGCCTTGTCCTCACTGTGAGGAGCTGCAACCACTCCGGTTTAAGGACGGGATTGTCTACGAGCACTATATTTCAGAGAGTGGCGAGATTGTCGTCACAAAAGCCGAGCACCGTTGCGCGTACTGTGGCATGCTTGGCTCGGAGAAGGATTGGAAACGTGGCGAAGGTAAGTGGATAGCTCGGAAACAGCATTCAACCCGTCGCGGTTTTCATATCAATCAGCTTTCCAGCCCGTGGTCAGATTGGCGCGAGGTTGCGAAGGCTTTTTTGGTTGCAAAAAGAGAAGGCGTCGACAAGCTGAAAGTTTTTGTGAACACAGTATTGGGAGAGCCATGGGAAACCAAAGAGAAAGGCGTGAATGAAAAGACGCTGGCGGCTCGCCGGGAAACATATGCCTACGATGTCCCAGCCGAAGTGAAGGTAATCACAGCGGCAGTTGATACCCAAGACGACCGTTTTGAGATCGAAGTCAAGGGCTGGGGCGCTGGAAAAGAGTCATGGGGGATCGAATATCACCGCATTTACGGCAATTTGGATAAGCCGGAAATCTGGAAGCAACTTGACGAGTTCCTGTGTCGCTCATGGCTTGGTGAAAACGGAAGAGAATACCGAATTATCGGCGCTTGTATTGACTCTGGCGGTCATTTCACGAAAGAAGTGTATGAGTTCACCCGAGCGCGTAACTACAGGCACATATACGCCATCAAAGGGCAAGGTATTAGCCCGAAGTCAGCAAAACAAGTTCCGTATATCTACAAAAAAAGCAAAACACAACTCGAAGGAGCTGTGCTCTGGCTGCTTGGTGTGGATGACGGCAAGGTGAAAGTGTTTGATAGCCTAAACGTTCAGGAGCCCGGGCCACTTTACTGTCATTTCCCTGGCGAGGATAAGGGATATACAGAAGAGTATTTCCTAGGGCTAACTGCAGAAGCTCCCGTATATCAGACCATTGGCGGACGTAAGTACAAGACTTGGAAGAAAATTCGTGATAGAAACGAACCTTTTGACCTTGCCGTTTACAACCGGGCAGTCATTGAAATTTTGCGCCCGAATCTCTCTCTGCCAATTGAGCGCCAGCCAAACGGTCCAAAGGTGATGCCTGGTGGAGTTATGGCAGGGAAGAAACGTCGAAAACAAGGTGTTTCGAGCAGCATCTAACTCATTTGAAGGGAGGTGAAAGGATAATGCCGAGAATGACACTTGAAGAGGCAAAAGAAATGTACAAGTTGTGGTCAAATGCGGAAAAAGCACTGGCATCTGCGCAGTCCTATACGATTGCTGGTAGATCATTAACCAGAACGGATATGGGAACTGTGCTGGAGCGAAAAAAATACTATGGGCGAATCATAGACGAATTAGCAACAGGTCGACGACGTTCAAAAGTGAGAAGCATTACTCCATTTGATCTATGAACAAGCTGGATCGTGCTATCGGGTTTGTCTTTCCTTCATGGGCCGAGCGGAGAGCAGCTGCACGAGCAGAAGCAGCTCGGCATGAAGCAGTTCAAAACGTACTTTCCGGTTATGGAAAAGGTTATGGCAGGCACGGTGCTAGTCAAACAAAGAAATCCATGGTCATGTGGCAAACGGATGCAGGTGACGCGGATGTGGATATCCATGATAATCTTCAGCGCTTGCGTGCTCGTGCGCGAGACTTGCACATGGGATCAGACATCGTGGCTGCTGCGCATAAAGGACTGCGCACAAACATAGTCGGAACTGGACTGAGGCTCAAACCAGCATTTGACTCAAAGTTTCTGAAGCTGAGCAAAAAGGAAGAAGAAAGGCTGCGAGACAGTATTTACAGGGAGTGGTCCATGTGGGCCGAAACAACCAAATGTGATGCTGCGGGGCTCAATGATTTTTATGAGTTGCAGTCGCTGGCTTTTCTCTCAACGCTCATGAGTGGTGATGTTTTTGCTTTACTGCCTATGTTGCCACGTAAGCATTCGGTATACGACCTGCGAATCAACCTCATTGAAGCTGATCGATGCGACACACCAGAGACTAAAGTACTTCTAAACCCCGAGCGGATTCAGTCTGGGGTAGAGGTTGACGATGATGGGATGGTGGTAGCATATCATTTTTCCAATCGTCACCCAGGGAGCAACCGAGTCGCTGTATCTCCGCAAGAATGGGTGAGAGTTGAGAAATACGGGGAGCTCACCGGACGGCTTAACGTCATTCACTTGTTTGAGGCTGAAAGGCCAGGACAGCGCCGAGGTATTCCGATTATTTCACCAATCATTGAGGCTCTCAAGCAACTTGATCAGTATACCGAAGCGGAGTTGATGGCAGCCGTTATTTCAGCCATGTACACCGTTTTTGTAAAGTCCCCTGCCGAGGATGACGACTACATGCACGGCATGGAGGAGCCTGAAACTGACAACCAGTACCAGGAACCAATACCGGGAACGGGCGGGAACAACATCAAGATGGGGCGCGGGGCCATCGTTTACCTTGATCCGGGAGAGGACGTCCAGTTTGCGAATCCTACACGCCCGAATCCCGACTATGTTGGCTTTGTGAACGCGTTGCTGCGGCAAATTGCGGCGGCGCTTGAACTCCCGTTCGAGATTCTAACCAAGCAATTCACATCTTCGTATTCCGCAAGTCGCGGTGCGCTGCTTGAGGCTTGGAAAATGTACAAAATGCGCAGGTCTTGGCTCGCGAAGTCGTTTTGTCAGCCGATCTATGAGGAATGGTTTGTTGAAGCAGTCACAAAAGGACGCATTGACGCGCCGGGTATCTTTGACGATCCGGCTATTTTTCATGCCTACACACGTGCAGAGTGGCATGGACCAAGCCAAGGCTTGCTTGACCCGACGAAAGAGGTTGGTGCTGCGGTTACACGCATCGAAAACAATTTCTCAACGGCTGAGCGGGAGACGGCTGAGTTGACAGGAGGATCATGGGAACAAAACATCGAGCAGCGAGCGTATGAAAAAACGCGCTTGGCAGATTTAGGTCTTTCCAGTAATGCCAGTGTGAAGCCACAACAGCGGGATGACGGAAATTCGGAAGATGACTCAGAAGATGATTCGGAAGGGGGTGAACAAGAAAATGCCAAAAAAACTCAAGCTTAACGGAACTGTCGTAGGGGATAGCGAAGCATGGATTTATGAATGGTTTGGGATACCTACCATCAGTCCAGGAGCAGTCGCTAAAGCACTAGAAGAAGCTGGCGAAGAGGACATTGAAGTTTCGATTAACTCGGGTGGCGGATCAGTATTTGCGGGCTCTGAGATTTACACGATGATTAAAGACCACCCGGCTACTATCACCGTTAAGATTACAGCCCTCGCTGCAAGTGCTGCTTCATTTATCGCGATGGCTGGGGATAGAGTTTTGATTTCCCCGACAGCACAGATCATGATTCATAACGCAGCTACGAGTGCCTGGGGCGACAAGGAAGTAATGGACAGAGGTCGCAGGATGCTCAATAGCACTGATGAGGCTATTGCGAACGCTTATGCACTAAAAACAGGTATGAGCATCGATGATCTGTTGTCCATGATGGGAAAAGAAACATGGCTCAACGCTCAAGAGGCGAAAAGGCTCGGGTTTGCAGATGAAATTATGTTTAGTGAGAGCGAGCCTGTTGTGACCAATAACCTATCGATGGGAGCTGTACTTCCTCCTGAAGTCATCGACAAAATTAGAAATGAACTTTTAAGAAGCAATGGCGTTGAGGGGATGCCAGTCCATGAAAACTTCGGACTTAATATCATGAACACTTCCCCTAGCTCACAATCAACTATCAAAAACAAGGAGGATGATAAACCTATGAATTTTAAAGAATTGCAAGAGAATCACCCCGTCCTGGTCAATGAAATTATGACGCAGGCTATTTCTGCTGAGCGCAATCGAATTTCTGCACTCAATGAGTTGGCAGATGCTCCAGGAGCTGCACCGTTTATCCAAGATGCTATTGCTAACGGAGAAACTGCTGGTGATGTGGCAATGAAAATTATTAAGGCCTCAGCTGAACGTGTAAAGCAAGAAGGTGAAAACCGCCAAAAGGACGCTGAGAATAGCAAAGTAACTGATGTTGCCACACAGCCACCAGTAAATCAGGCGAAGAATGAAGCCGAAGAAGAAGCTGCTGCAGTTGAGATCATGGTCCAATACGCAACAGAATTGATCAATAAAAAAGGGGGGCGTCTTTAATGCCAGCATACGAAAGTGTTAAATTTGATGATTTGTTCGCTGGTGGGGTTAAGCCTCCAACAGCAATTGCAATCGTTGTCAAAGCTGGATCGGGGGTAGTTACTCGAGGTACAGTTCTAGGAAAGCTCTCCCAACTAGCTGAGTCTGACCTTTACGCAGGTACACCTGTCTTGACTCCTGTTAACTCTACCAAGACTGATGGCTCGGAAACGCCTTATGCAGTATTGGCTGACGTGGAAGTTGATGCAACCTCTAAGGATGTTCGCGCAGTGGCATACACCGATGGTGAATTCAATCGCGCAGCTCTTAAGTTTGGCGGCACTGACACCATTGCGACGCATGAAACAGCGCTACGTAAGATCGGAATTATTACAAAACGAGTTGTCAAATAAGGAGGACCTACACAATGGCAAGAGATATTTACTCGTTCCCCTACTTGTTCCGTGTGGTTGAGGCATTCCCAAAGCCAAGCACATACATCCTAGATCAATTCTTTGCTGAAGGGGAAATTTTCGAAAAAGAAGAAATCGAAATTCAAACCAAAAAGGGACACAAACCTATTGCTCCCTATGTAAACGAGCTATTGCCGGGTAAAGTCATTTTACGTACAGGATTTACTGCTAAGCAATACAAGCCAGCGCTGGTAAAACCGATGCGCATTATTACAACAAATGACCTGAAAGTACGCCAAGCTGGTGAAAGCTTGTACAACCCTGATTCTCCTGAAGTCCGAGCACAGAAACTACTGACGGAAGACTTGGTTCATCTGAATGACTCAATCGTACAACGTATGGTGGAGATGGGTGCCAGCCTGATGTTTACAGGTAGGGTCACTCAAGTAGGGGAAGGTATTAGTCAAGAACTGGACTACGATTTGGAAAACATGTACACCTTGTCCGGCACTGACCTTTTTTCAAATGATGCTGCGGATGTTTTGGACATTCTTGCTGGAATCAAACGAGATGTTATGCAAAAAAGCGGACGAACTCCGCGCAAAATTCTCACGACCTTTGAAGTTGGTAAGAGAATCATGACCCATCCAAAAGTGTTGGAACTTGCAAAAATCAATAACAACTCAGTTATTACGGCTGGTAATCTGAACCAAGAAATGCAGCCGGATGGTGTTACTTATCACGGGTACTTACAGCAAGTTGATCTGCATGTATACAGCTTGATTGCCAGCTATACAAACGAAAATGGAATCGAAACCGATGTAGTCCCGGCAGGAACTTTGGCGATGCTACCTGATGGAAAACCTTTCGAATTTGCGTACGGCGCAAATCTAATCATGGGTGACAATGGAGCTTTCCAGTATGTTAGGGCCCGTATCACACCACAGTCGTGGACCACAAAAGAACCAGCTGCACGATATCTTCAAATGCTCTCTCGACCGTTCCCGATCCCTACGGACGTAAATGGTTGGGCTGTCGCTAAAGTACTTTAAAAAGGAGGAATAAAGACATGTCAGTTATCGTTACGAAAGGTACAGTACGACATAACGGGAAGGACTACAGAGTGGGCGAAGAGTTGCCGACTCTTAAAAAAGAAGAGGCTGAACGGCTGCTTGATCTTAAAGTGGTAGAAGAAAAGGGCAAGTCTAAAGGTAAGCCGATCCCAAATGAGGAGACAGAATGAGTCTCAAAGATGTCATCTTAGCGGATCTTGACGTTTTTCTCAACACAGACGAATTCGCAGATGAACACATTCTTGAGGGAAAGAAAATACGGCTCATCATTGCAGCCGATACGTTGAATGGCACCCCCTTACCGCATGCGGAGGGGGTTTCTCTTTGGAGAAAGGTCATTCATGTATCGTGCACTGGCCTAGGCTATCGACCGAATGAAGGCGGACTGATGGATCTGGACGACCAGATGTATGAGGTTGTCAATGTGGATGAACAGGATGGTTTTTATGTGATCACCCTGGAGGCGAACGTGATGTGAGGATACCAGAGCTGAGAAATGCTATTCGTCAATTGCGCCGAGTGCAGAGTGATTCGTCAAAGGCGCTGTCATCTGCACTGAACAGAACAATCCACGGTGTTGGCACTGAGGCAACCAAGAAGACGAAAGAGCGGTTTTTCGTGAAGACTGCGGATGTCAAAGGCACGATACGTATTCGCAACGCCGCCCCTGAGAACCTGGAAGCTACGATGACAGCTAAATCTACAAACCTGCCACTTATGAGGTTTAAGACGAATCCCGGAAAGGTCCCGATGCGCCGGCCGACAGCTACCAAGTCGGCAGTAAGACGTGCAGGCTTAGCACCAGTACACGGGGCATTTATTGCACGAATGCGCAGCGGGCACGTTGGTGTGTTTAAACGGATGCGATCCTGGCGCCATAAAAAGGTCACAAGAAACGGACGCACGTACTGGTCCGGGCTACCGATCCGCGAGTTGTACGGACCATCTGTTCCAGGTATGGTTGGCAGCCTAAAAGTGGTCGATCACGTCGAACAGGAAGCAAAACGACGTATGGAGACACGCTTGGACCATGAAATAAACCGATTGTTGAGGTGATGATATGACACCAGTATTGCTTATGCGCAGCTTGCAGACATTTTTGGAGAAAGTCGCCACCAATGTTGAGCTGACCAGTCCAAAGGGTGCGTCTGCACGGCCTCAAGTATTTTTGGAGGCACTTCCACAGAGAAAAGCCGACAGCCAAGAAGAGGATTACCCGTTTATCATCGTTCGCGCAGCAGGTGGCGAAGATCAAGCGGACGGATCAACATTCAGCATCACGTTGCTTGTTGGCACGCATTCGAAAGACGATGACGGCTTTATCGATGTATTGAACATCATCGAGGACGTGCGTCAGGCACTGTTGAAAAAACGGGTTGTCGGCCAATCCTTTCGGATGGAATTGCCGTTCAGATGGAAACTGTTTGACGAGCAGCCGTATCCGGGGTGGATCGGGGAAATGAATACGCTGTGGACGATTCCACAGGTACAAAAGGAGGTAATTTTCTGATGGCGGTAAGAAAAGAGGAAGGACAAGAAGTAACAAATCCGACAGGAGTTCAGGTACCAGATAAACGGCAAGAGAAAAGGGGAGCCAAACAACAACAGGATCAATTGATCTATGTTGGCCCAAATATTCCTGGTGGTCGATTGATGCAGTACACGGTTTTTCGAGGTGGTGTTCCCGAGCATCTGATTGACCTCTTTGAAAAACAAACAGCAATCCGCCAGTTGATTGTACCAGTGAATGACCTTGCTGCTGTTCAAGAGCGGATGCGTAAGCCCGGAACGCTTGAACACACACTATTTCAACATGTAAAGGACGGTGGTAAATAATGCGACACGGAGTATATGTACGGGAGGTTCCGACCTCTGTTTTGCCACCAGCCACGGCGTCGGCATCTCTGCCGGTCGTATTTGGCACAGCACCGATTCATCTGTCAAAGCGAGACAAAGCCCCCGTAAACGAACCTATCCTTTGCTATAGCTATGCTGAGGCGGTGGAAGCCCTTGGTTATAACGAAGATTGGAAGGCATACACGCTTTGCGAAATGATGTACAGCCACTTCCAATTGTTTCAGCAGGGGCCAGTAGTGTTTATCAACGTGCTTGACCCAGCGAAGCACAAGAAAGAAGTGTCCGACAGCTCGGTGTCGCTTGTGAAAGGAGCAGCAACGATCAATCAGGCAGGCGTGCTACTGCCGTCACTGGTTGTCAAGCTCACATCAGCAGGTCAGCCACTCGTGAAAGGCACTGATTACGTTGCAGCCTTTGATAATGACGGTTCCATTGTGATTAACCGTATCGATGGAGGCGCGATTACGGAGTCACAGACGACATTGACGGTATCGTATACACAGTTGGACCCGACATCAGTAACGTCAGCAGATGTCATCGGCGGGGTGGACGCATCATCTGGAAGTTTGACTGGTCTAGAGTTGGTTCAGCAAGTTTTTCCACGTTTCCGCCTTCTGCCTGGGCTTCTGCTTGCCCCGGGATGGTCACAAGATCCGGTCGTTGGGGCTGTAATGAAAGCCAAATCGACCAACATAAATGGCCATTTCCGTTGCATGGCCTTGCTTGATATCCCAACTGATACGGTCAAGAAGTATACGGATGCGCCTGCGTGGAAGGAACAGAACAACTACACAGCAGAGACACAGGCTGTCTGCTATCCAAAGCTGAAACTTGGTGACTACGTTTTCCATCAGTCCACGCAGCTTGCTGGCGTGATCAGCACTGTAGACGAAAAAAACGAGGGTGTTCCGTATGAGTCACCATCGAATAAACCATATCAGGCAACTGGCGCTGTTCTTGATGATGGAGCAGAGGTACTGTTGGGCATCGACCAAGCTAATTACCTAAACGGTCAAGGGATTGTGGCACCATTAAATTTTGTAGGTGGATGGAAATGCTGGGGGAACAGAACAGCAGCATATCCGGCGGTTACTGATCCGGTGAAGAGCTTCATTCCTGTCCGACGAATGTTCGACTGGATCGGAAATTCGCTCATCCTCACCTTTTGGCAGAAGGTTGACGATCCGACCAATAAACGTCTGGTGCAAACCGTTGTGGATAGCGTCAATATCTGGCTAAACGGGTTGCAAGCAGCTGGTTATATCTTGGGTGGTAGAGTTGAGTTTTTGAAATCAGAAAACCCAACAACAGATTTAATGAATGGAACCTTGCGATTCCACGTCTTTGTGACACCACCGTCTCCAGCAGAGGAGATTCAGTTCCCTCTGGAATACGATCCATCATATTTGGGCGGCCTGTTTGCCGCATAGAAAGGAGATGAATCAAAATGCCAAAACAAGTTTCTGAAAAGCTGATCAGTTATCGGGTATATAAAGATGGTAAAGACTTTTTAGGTACGGCTGATGTGACGCTGCCAAGCTTGGAATATCTGACGGAGACAGTAAAGGGGGCAGGGATCGCTGGAGAAGTGGACAGCCCTACGATCGGCAACTTTGGATCGATGGGCCTAACCCTGAACTGGCGAACAATCGAAGCAGATGCCATCCGGTTGGCTGCTCCACAGGCACATGCTTTGGACTTTTGGGGCGCACAACAGGTATTCGATCAATCTTCCGGAAAATATGACAGCGTGGCCGTGAAAGTATCAGTCCGCGCTATCCCCAAAAAGTTCGATATCGGCAAGTTTGAACCTGGAGCGACTACTGACAGCTCATCTGAGTTTGAGGTCATCTATCTGAAGTTGTCCCATAACGACAGAGTGTTGTTGGAAATCGATAAATACAACTACATCTGCGTGATAGACGGCGTAGATTACTTGGCAAAAGTTCGTAGCCAGTTGGGCTACTAAGGGAGGAAACAAGAATGTTGGAAAAAGAGAATAGGCAAGAAGTCGTGGTCGATGAGAAGTTGTACAAACTCAGTCGACCTTTTTCATTTGACGGAAAAGAGTACACAGAGTTGGATCTTGATCTGGACAGTATCACAGGGGAAGATCTGATGTCGTGTGAGCGTCAGCTGAATGCATCTACAAAAGATTTGGTATTTGTTAAAGAACTATCGAAGCCTTACCTAGCGCTGGTAGCCGCCAGAGCGGCAAAAGTCCCGGTTGAGCTCATTCATAAGCTCCCAGCAAAAGATTTCAGTAAAGTGACAATGTTGGTGCAGAATTTTTTGCTCGGCTAGGGTTGGCTGAAAAGGATGGAAGGCAACTGCTACGTCAAGCGGTTGCCTCTTTTTCGATGTCAACCACTACACCTGTTCCATACTGGCTGAGCTTGCCGATCAAGGAATTGAAAAACTGGGTTGAAGCTATTAAAGAGTTGGAGCCCAAGAAAGGTGGGTGAGGCTAGTGTCAAAAGTCTACAAAATTGCATTTGAGCTCGCGGGTAAATTAGAATCAAGCTTTTCTAGTTCGTTTACACAGGCTCTTAGTGATATGAACCGACTTGAACAACGAGCGAGAGAAATCGGTAATATTCGAATTTCAGGCAGTACATTCGAGCAAATTCGGGACTCTGCACGTGAGGCAGCTAACGAACTGCGGGATGTAGAAAGGGCCCTACAGACCATACGGGGAATACGCCTCACCGACCAAATGGGCCCTTTACGCGATGATCTTCGACGATCATCCGAAGATGTCCAAGAGTTGCAGCGTCGGCTTCGGGAATTGGAACGGACACGCGGACCGACCCTCGACCCAATGCCTGACGAAACAATAGAGGCAAGCAGGGGTGTTGACGGCCTGATTGGTAAATTTGCCAAAATGGCAGGCGTTGTCACTGCCGTAGGCACTGCTGTTGTTGGAGTATTTTCAGCTTTGTCCACTAGTGATGAGTACACGAAAGCCATGAACAAAATGCAGATGGCGACTGGTTCGACGGTTGAGCAAATGGGCGAAATGAAAGAGGTTGCCACCAACCTCTACAATATGAATCTCGGTGAGAGCTGGGACGACCTTTCCAAAAGCTTATCTGCTGTAAAGTCGGTTACCAAGCTCGGAGGCGCTGAGCTTGAGAACACCACACGGAATGCGATTTTGATGCGTGATGTATTCGAGTTTGATGTGAAAGAGTCAGTGAAAGCCGCAGATACGATGATGAAAAACTTCGGAATCTCATCAGATGAAGCATACAGTTTGCTTGCACAGGGCGCTCAAAACGGATTAGACAAGTCTGGCGAATTACTGGATACCGCCAACGAGTACAGTGGCTACTTTAGCAAACTCGGGTTTTCCGCAAATGATATGTTCAACATCTTTAGCGCGGGGTTGGAAGCAGGGGCTTTCAATCTTGATAAGGTCGGTGACGGCATAAAAGAATTTGGTATCCGTACAAAAGATGGTTCCAAAACGTCACTAGATGCCTATAAAGCCATCGGATTGAATGGTGCTGAAATGACAAAACAGTTCGCCACTGGCGGTAAAGTGGCGCAAGAGGCATTTCTCAAAACAGTGAAAGCTATTAATGAGGTAAAAGACCCTGTTGAACGAAATGCCGCGTCTGTCGCACTGTTTGGAACACAGGCAGAAGACCTGGAAGAACGTGTCATCAAGGCGTATGGCAACATCAAGCAGACATTTGATATGACCAAAGGTTCCATGGATGAAATGAGCAAAATCAAGTACAACTCGCTTGGTGAATTCTTCTCTGGGCTCGGACGTCGTATCGAAACAGGTTTGATTACCCCGTTGTCCGGCAAGTTGCTGCCTATTTTGCAAGATGCATTGTGGTGGGCAGAAGACATGGCTCCGGTATGGAAAGCAAATTTCGACGCGGTGGGAAATGAGGTCGTGAGCTTTGTTCAAGGCCTGAACTTGAGTGAAGCTTTTGCACCAATCATGCAGATTGCAAAAGAAGTCGGCCCAAAATATCTCGGATTCATGAAGAGTATCTGGAGCGCGACAAAAGCCACGTTTCCCATTTTCGCTGGTCTGGCTGGCATAATTGGCAATACTGCAAAATCAGTCATCAAGTATGTGGCTCCAGTGGCCACCTATTTCGGAAATAAGCTCTATCCAATCTTGCAAAGCGGATTTCAGTTCCTTGCCGATGATGTATTTCCGGCCATTTCATCTGCGATCCAACGATTTTCGCCACAGATTCAGGCTGTCGTTAACGGGCTTGGAAGAGCGTTTACAGCCGTTTGGGGAATCGTCAAGCCTGTTTTGGACGGCTTGTTTACTGCTTTCCAGGCAGGCTTTCCAGTGATTCAGCAAGTGGTTATGACGTCGATAAACATTATATCCGGTGTAATCAGCGGACTTCTTACTACGCTAAGTGGCGTTATCGACTTTGTTACGGGCGTTTTTACAGGTGACTGGGGCCTTGCATGGACGGGTGTCAAAAATGTGTTCACAGGAATCTTTGACACATTAGGAGCTGCACTTGCAGCACCAATCAACGCAGGAATCGATATGATCAACACGGCGCTCAAAGGAATCAACTCGATGAAGATCGATGTTCCTGAGTGGGTTCCTGGTATGGGCGGCCAAACATTCAGTTTCAATATCGCGGAGATTCCAAATGTTGGCGGCTACGCAAAGGGTGGAATCGTCAGTCGACCAGAGCTGGCTTGGGTCGGAGAAGGCGGCGACAAAGAGGTCATTGTGCCGATCAACAATTCGCAGAGATCGCTTGACTTGTGGACATCAGCGGGCCGGATGCTGGGTGTTGGAGGCGGCGGGCAGCAATCAGCAGGTGGTGGGTCTGGTATTGTAATTAATTACAACCCTTCAATAGTTGTGCAAGGCGGTGGAGACGTAGGAGGTCAAGTAGAGCGCGCACTGGTACGTGGAAATGACGATCTGGAAAAACGCTTGCTTGCTATTTTTGCTCAAAAGGAGAGGGTGTCATTTGAATAATTATGTGACTCTTCTTGGTGATACTTGGGACGCGATTTCCTTCAAGATATACGGTACTGAAGCGCACATGTCACTGTTGATGAATGCCAATCCCGCCTACATTAAAACGGTGGTTTTTTCAGCCAATGTACGCCTGATAATCCCTACTATTCCTGATCAAATTCCATCTACGCTGCCGCCATGGAAGAGGGGGGGTTAACATGGAAGCTCGTCGCACTGAGTTGTCACTGTTTTACGAGGATGTTGAGGTATCCACTCAAATAGCTGATTACCTTATTGATTTCACATACGGAGACAATGCACCAGGAACTACAGACGATCTCCAGATAACAATAGAGGACAGGGAGCAGCTTTGGCAAGGCGAGTGGATTCCGCACCAAGGGGACCAAATCAGAGCTGCAATAAGGGTTATAAATTGGGATGGATCAGGAACAAGTGAAACCCTTCCTTGTGGGACATTCGATGTCGATTCGATTGATTTTTCTGGCCCACCAGATACATTGTCAATTAAAGCTGTTTCGGTACCGATCGGCTCCAACATCCGACGTGAAAAAAGAACCAAAGCTTGGGAGAAGATGACCTTAAAAGGTATCGCAAATGAAATAGCAGCAAAGGCTAAGCTGTCCTTATTGTATGAGGTGGGTGACAATCCAAAATTTGAGCGGATCGACCAAACAGAACAGTCTGATCTTGCATTTCTACAGGAAATGGTTAAAAAAGAAGGAGCCGCGATGAAGATCTCTGGCGGGAAAATTGTTCTGTTCGATGAAGCAAAGTACGAGCAGCAGGCGCCAGTGCTTGAGATTAGACGAGGTGACGGTAAAGTCCTGTCGTTCTCATTCAGCTGGAGTGCAAACAATGCCGCCTATCGAGCATGTGAGTTTAACTATTACGACGCAGAGAAGAAGAAAGCCTACAAATACACCTTTGTTCCACCCGGCGCACCAGAAGATGGCCCTGTCCTGAAAGTAAATGAACAGGTAAAGTCACAAGCGGAAGCGATGAAGTTGGCAAAAACACGCTTGAGGGAGAAAAACAAAGAATTTGGAAAAGGGAGCTTCTCATTAGTCGGTAATGTGAGGATAGCTGCAGGGATTACAATCATAGTTCGCGGTTGGCATGATTTCGACGGGAAATACATTGTTGTGAGCGCAAAGCACAGCATTGGCAGCGGCGGTTATCGTACAGATATAGAAGTTAGGAAGGTATTGGGGTGGTAACAATGGATGTGCGAAATTTATCCCGAGTTGGGTTGGTATCATCCGTGAACCAAGAAAAAGGGACGATGCGAGCTGTTTTCCCGGATAAAGATAATCAAGTCTCTGGCGATCTACCGATTCTCAACGGAGTCACACTCTCGGTTGGAGAATCGGTTCTTTGTTTATTTCTTGGAAACGGCATGCAGACTGGCTTTTGTCTTGGTTTCTTCAAAACGGACGGTGACGGTGGATGATTGGATCTCTTGGAGATGTCATTTTCGTCGCAACTGCTGAAACCATCCGTACACTTGACGAGTTTGTACGTAAGAGTGCGGGGCGTTGGGCAAAGCATGATGTGCTCGGACGAAAGCCGCTCAGCCAGTGGATCGGACCCGGATTGGATACGGTCTCTTTCACCATGAGGTTCGATGTTTTTTATGGTGTGAATCCACGTAATGAGATGAACAAGCTGCTTGAGCTGGAGCGGAGTGGTAAATCACTTGATCTGATCATAGGCGGCAAAGCAGTTGGTATGGATCAATGGGTAATTACCTCCCTCGAACAAAAGTGGGAACGAATTGACAGCAAGGGCAACGTACTGGCGGGTACAGCAAGCCTCTCTCTTGAGGAGTATATGAGGAGGTAGAAACAAGCATGGAACATACAGTAATGTTGGATCAGCAGCCAATCAATTTCGGAGCGAAAGGCATCGAGGAGATTAAACAAAATATGAGGACGATCTTCTCCACTACCCAAGGTAGTGTTCCTTTAGATCGAGCATTTGGGATAGATACTACCGAAGTAGATGGCCCTATTCCAGTTGTAGAAGCTAGATACACAGCAAAAATCATGGCAGCAATCCGTTTGTACGAACCACGTGTCACGGTTACAGCGGTTACTTATCATCAGAATCATGAAATAGGTAAACTTATTCCACAGGTGAAATTTCAGGTGAAAAGTGAAAAGTGAAAAGTGAGGTGCTGTCATGAGTCTATACAATTTACCTGATATAAAATTTGTTGATGATGACCCCAAAAAAACTGAAAATAATGTGATTCAGCTTTATGAGGCGCTAACGGATAGGAAGTTGTTTCCTGGAGATCCGGTTCGCCTCTTTTTATTATCTCTAGCCCAAATCATTGTACAGCAGCGGGTGCTGATTAATCAGACTGGAAGGCAGAATTCCCTGCGCTATGCAACCGGCGATTATCTGGATCACAAGGGCGCCGATTCCCGAACAGAAAGGCTGGAGGCTATTTCGGCAAAGACCACGGTAAGGTTCGAGCTTTCTGCTGTCAGGCCATCTGTAGTGGCGATTAACCAAGGGACAAGGGTTTGCCCTACTGACAAAAAAGTCTACTTTTCTACGGTTGAATACGCGGAGATCGCACCTGGTCAGACACACGTTGATATACTATGCAGCTGCTTGGAGCCAGGCATGTACGGTAATGGCTTTTTGCCTGGACAAATCGACACCATCGTTGACCCGATTGGTTTTATTCAAAAGGTGTCGAACATGACCGAGAGTACAGGAGGCGCTGATCGAGAGTCAGATGACGCATATCGCGAGCGGATCTACAACGCTCCTGAGGCTTTTTCTGTGGCAGGACCTGAAGGGGCTTATCAATATTGGGCGAAAACAGCGAGCCCTCTAATTACAGACGTGGCTGTCGATTCTCCAGCAGCTGGCGAGATTAAGATAATTCCACTCCTAACTGGAGGGGAGATCCCCACGGCAGACCTATTGAATGCGGTGGCTGACATATGCAATGCAAGAAATATCCGGCCACTTACGGATCATGTGACAGTTGTAACGCCTACAACCCAGGATTACATGGTTAATTTCACCTATTGGATCAGCAGGGATCGTGCAACCGAGGCTGCAGCCATCCAAGCAGCTGTTCAGCAGGCAACTGATCAGTATGTCTTATGGCAGAAATCCAAGCTTGGGCGTGATCGAAACCCTTCTGAGCTGATACGTCGAGTGATGGCAGCTGGAGCCTATCGAGTCGATGTTGCGAGTCCGTCTTTTGCGGCTGTAGCCTGGGAAGAAATCGCGGTGGCCTCTAACGTGACTATAACATTTGGGGGGCTTGTTGATGATTGATTTGACACAGGTGAAGCTCGCTGACATCATACCGCAGAACATCCGCAACGATCCGAACGTGGCAGCCATAGCTGCTGCGCTGGATCAGGAACTACAAGCTATTACGAGCGCGATTGAATTGCTGACACCCTATGTCCATATCGATCAACTCACATCGGAGCAGGTAGATGAACTGGCTTGGGAGTCGCATGTTGATTTTTATGATACGTCCTTGACCATAGAGCAGAAGCGTGGACTGGTAAGGGAGTCGTCCCAGTGGCACAGACGTAAGGGTACGCCATGGGCAGTGGAGCAAGTGGTTTCAATCATCTTCCCAGGAGCGAAGGTGGCGGAGTGGTACGAGTATGGTGGCGATCCGTACCACTTCCGTGTGGAGACAGAGCAGGCAATGACGGAAGAAACTGACCTGGATCGATTATTTCGTATTATTAATGCAACCAAACGTAAAAGTACCTGGCTTGAGAATGTAACGATAAAACGAAACATCGAGGCCAATCTCTATTTTGGCGGGATTATTTCTGAGTACAAGCGGATAGAAATTCACCCCGTAGCTTTCAAAATGGAGGATGTGAGCAGCACCATTTCAATGGGCGGCGTTACATCGATATTGGCAAATACAACAATTTACCCGGAGGTGAGATGACTTGTCACAGTTTACTGGAATGATACTGACGAAAAAAGGTCGAGAACTACAAGCAAAAGCAGAAGCTGGTGCTCTACTCAAGTTTACAAAGGCGAAGATCGGTGACGGTCAGATCGGATCAGGCCAGTCGCTTGAGGATCTAGCAGACCTGGTTCATCCGTTGAGGGTGCTTGATATTAGCAGTGTCCAAGCGGAGGGCGGGCTTTGCCGTATCCGATCAAGCATTACGAACAAGGGGATTACACAGGGTTTTTACGTGAAGGAGCTTGGGATGTTTGCGCAGGATCCTGATGTGGGAGAAATCCTCTATGCTATCACAACAGCATCAGCTGCTGATTATTTGCCGCCAGAGGGTGGGGCAACGACAATCAACAATCAATTCGACATTATCGTAATCATCGGGAATGCCAGTCAGATATCAGCTACGATTACGCCTGGCGGATTAGTGGATCAGGAACAATTGGCAAAGCTGCAGGGCCAGGTCGACAGCTTGGCAAAAAGCGTGATCGGGAGTGGCGTAGTCACAGGCTTATCCTTCACGCATAGCGGACTAACCGCCTCATATACAGCGGGATCTGCTTATGTGTCTGGTGTCAAATTTGATTTATCTGCTGGAACCATCCAGTTGAATGCGAATCAAGGCCAATATATCTACCTGGATATAGATGGGAAGGTGAAGAGCACGACAGATCAGGCAGCAGCACAAGCAAAATGCCTGCTGTGGTATTTCTCCACAAATGCGACCAATGTTATTGTTTCAACTGATCGGCGCACCGTCATAGATAGCACCCAGTTTGTTAAGCAATCGGAAGTATCAGCAGGTGGAGCAAGCAAAATCCCACGTCTTGATGCTCAAGGTAAAGGAGCTTTCAGCATTACGGGCGAGGCAGCAGGTACTCAAGCAAAGTTGGATGCACATACGTCATCAGCTGATCCGCACACGCAGTATGCAAAAAAATCAGGAGAAACATTCACTGGAGTCGTTAATATGGACGGCGGAGGGCAGTTATTTAACCTAAAGCCCGGCGAAGTAGACCATGTGTATATGGCGTTTTACTCTGACTCAAAAGCACCGACTAAGCGTTCTGGGTATTTTGGATACCCGAGCCAAGCAAACACCACCCTAACAATCGGCAACGAAATGGAGAATGGCGATGTATCTCTAGTGCCCAAAGGTTCCGGCAGAATACTTGCGAATGACAAGTCCATGGCAGGAGTAAAAGAACTTAATTTTACAAGTGGAACTAAAATTTCTGAAACAACCGGACAAAGAACGGCGATAAATGCCGAGTCAGATCGCCTTGACGTAATTTCGGAAGACGGGAATAGATTCATCCTTCGTGTCGAAGAAGGAATAGCGGCAATACAATTTATGAACTTCGACATGTTAGGAATCAACAAGACTGTTCGCAGCCTTAAAGACGCAAACGGGAAGTTTCGTCAGGTGGATCATTTTAGGATCGACGGAACAACGCTTTTCATGAGAACAACCCTAAACGGAACGCCGGACGCAAACGGAAACTACCCATCGATGACGATCAAGCGATACAAGAATGACGGAGTGACAGAGGCCCTTTCCGTGATAATGCCACTCGCTTACGATGGGGATGGGGATTACACATCATTCGGATAGGAAGGAGGATACGTAATGAATATTGCTAATTTACTAGCATCACACGGAATCGGTAGTGGTGGATTTCAAAAAAACAGCTTCATCCCTTTGGAAAGTGCAGGATTTGTGTCGGAAATGATCACCACTTTTTCTAGTGGCGCATCTTCTCTCGACGGCGGTTTGGCGATGGATAACGCAGGGAATATTTACACCATCGATCAACAGAGGACGTTGAGGAAGCACAACAAAACAGGCTCTATGATCACTTCTATTACGCTACCATCTGACATGAGCGTATCAACAGAGATTTACATGGAGTACGTACCGTCATTAGACAGAATCATTTGTTTCAATCGCACTAGGCTAATGGTTTTGGATACCTTGTTAAACATCCTTTACAACCATTTGTTTCCAGAACAACCTAATAGGCTTGGTTCGGGTATATTCGCAGTTCGAGGGAAGTATTTCTACCACATTATGTCGAACAACCAAGGCCCTGGGTGCAGGATGCAAAAGTTCAATTTAGAAACATTGGCTTTTGAGTTCGATAATTACAATCCCGTGAGCCTTCTGATGGCTGTGTATTCCACACTCGAAGTTGATAGCAACGATAATTTTTACGGAGTCGGAGGCAGCCAACTGCATAAGTATGACAAGTTAGGCAATAAAGTGTGGTCGACAGGTTTAGGTGACGCCATCCCGTACCTCTATTGTGATAAAACGGATGGAAAACTGTACATCCTCACGTCAAGAATGAGGGCTGGTACGGTCGACCTGACTACGGGAGTCATCACCTATCAAAACACAGAAAACAATGCATTCGTCAGTCAAGCATCGGGATTGAGGAGCGGAGGTAGTGCAGATAGCAACGGAACTAGATTGATAAAATACGCAGTAGGTTCTTATTTCCCTACGGTGTTTCCTGTAAACAAAAACGGCGGAATGTTAGCATCGACAAACGTAGCGCATCTCGCTAGTTTCAACCAAGCACAAAACTTACATTCTGTCGTATCGAGAAAAGGTATTGCAGCAGCCGTTTTTCAGAGTAGTAATCAAATCTATTTATACAGAACAGGAGTGAAGATACTATGATTTATGTACTGTACACGCAAGAAACAGGCAAAACAGTCGTGGACACTGACAGAATCGCTTACAACGACGATGTTTTCGCGGAAATGACTTATGATGGTGATTTTATCAAAGTCAGATCTATCCCCACGCCGGATGACATCCCGCAAAAGAACGCCGTCCTAAAGGTCGACACCCAAGCAAAAACACTTGTATACGAGTACGTAGACCGACCTATGACGCAGGACGAGAAAATCGCTCTACTTGAAGCCAAACTAAAAGCCACTCAGGATGCGCTTGACGCTATCTTACTTGCACAGTAGAACAAAACATGGAGGGGATATTTATGACAAGCAAACTGTACAACTATTGTCTGATGCGCTGGGAAGACGGAGCGTGGACAGCAGCTGAATTGACAATCGCTGTCACCAAGAAACACATCACGGAACCAGAAAAAACGGAGATCATGACACAACCACAAAAAAGCGCATAGAGCGCCTTTTCCAAAATGGAGAGGGCGTTTTTTCATGGGGAGCTGCTACAGCGGCTCCTTTTACTTTTGCCCCCAGGGGGTGAGGAGGGTGCAGGTATGGACTTTGCAACATGGACACCTTTCATTACAGCGATAGCCGCAATTAGCGGAATTCTGCTTGGGTGGGCAGGTCGTTCCAGATCAATCCGACAGGACGTTGAACGTCGAGCAAGTGCAGACGCTCAACAGCGTGCAGACGTTGAGTATATCAAGCGCGGGGTAGACGACATCCGATTCGAACAGAAAGCACAAGGGAAACGAATTGATGAGCTAAGCGATCGTGTAACTCGTGTAGAAGAATCCGCCAAGCAAGCTCACAAACGTCTTGATCGTATCGATGACGAGAACTAATTTTTGAAAGGTGGATGAACAGTATGAAAGAAACAGACCTGTTGGTATTAGCGAACCAGTACCTATTGGACGAAGCGTTGATTGTTGTAGTTGCGCTCCTGGTGATTGGAGCAACGCTCAAGAAAACGCCGCACATTGCTGACTGGCTAATTCCTTGGCTACTTACAGGAATCGGGGTTGGACTAGCCTGGGGCGTGATGGGAGTCATTAGCGTGCAAGCGACGATTCAGGGTATCTTGGCAGCCGGGATCGCAACGCTGGGGCATCAGCTTTGGAAGCAGACATTCCAAAAACGGGAAGGTGATCAGTAATGACCCAACTAGAATTTATTGCAAAGATTGCACCTGCAGCTGTGGCAGATATGAAAATGACTCGAGTACCAGCCTCGCTGACCATTGCACAGGCAATCCTGGAGAGCAATTGGGGAAAGAGCGGGTTGACACAAAAGGCAAACAATCTGTTCGGCATCAAAGGTACAGGAACAGCGGGACATGTAACAATGCCAACTAAAGAGTTTTTGGCTGGGAAATGGATTATGATCGAATCCAACTTTAGAGCCTACAACAGTTGGGCTGAATCCATCGCTGACCACTCCAGGTTGATCCTGAATGGCACAAGAGACAAGCCTAATCGTTATCATGGAGTCTTGGGTGCTGACTACAAATCCGCATGCTACGCTATTTGGAAAGGTGGCTATGCGACAGATCCTGACTACCCTGGAAAGCTGGTCAGCCTGATCGAGAAGTACGAGCTACACGAGTACGATGTTGATAAGTCTGACAACTCTGTGGATAAAGAACAGCCAGAATTAAAGCTGGAACAGTGGGAACGGGAAGCAGGCTTGAAGGCGATTGACAGTCTTGCGGCCAAGGGACTGCTGAATGAACCCGATAAATGGAAGCAACGATTGACTGACGATCCGGTGGGCGTGCTACACGAATTGCCCTGGCTCATGTTTACGATGCTGGATCGAGTAACAGAAAAAGCGACAAAGTAAAGCGAAAGCCCTCCTTCGGAATAACAATTCCGGGGGAGGGCTTTTTTTAATGTTTTTCAAATTCGTTAACTATCTTTTTGATGGCTTCCTTGGTAAATAATTCATCAATACAGTTAATGATTGAGTAAGGATCGAACTCATTAATGAACCTATCTGCGTTCGTTGTAACAGGAAGAGCCGGATCAAAAAACAGGTCGTCATATTCAGCTGTAATAAATCCTAGATCTGTTCTTTTTATGTATTGATCGACAAGATCAGAACGGATGTAATCATCCTTTGTAATTTCTAAATAGACTTTTCCATAAGTTTGATAAACTCTAACTGAACTAATTTCCGAAATAATCCAGTCGTTATATTTCTCTTTTAAATTCCCGAGTATTTCAACAGCTTCGTATGTCGTGTTTTTTTGAGAAGTGCTATTACTTGATAAATCTTGTAGTAACTTGATTACATCGTTTAATGGATAGCGAAAAAACTCTCGATTCTGACTAACTCTAAAATCAGATAGTTTTTCATGCAGCTCTCGTTCGAGTTTAACACAATCCTGCGCATATAAGTCGTAAGCCACTATAAAGGGCGCTGGAACACCGGTAGAATTTGATAATTGTTTTGCTCGTTCTTGAGAGCTGATCTGGGTACGCCCAATTTTGACCAGCCCGTGCATTGAATTATTAATAAGAATATAAACAAAACCAGCGCTCATAAGTTTTATCTCCTTCTATGCTATAGTGTGCCATTACATATTTTACTAAAAGGCCTAATGCCTTACGAGATCATAATTGCACGTGCGTATGTTGTTCACATATAATACAGAACAAACGTTCTTGTTTGAGGTGATTGAGCGATGGAAAAAATAAACACAGTAATTGATGTCCGACTCCAAGCTATTCCGGTTATGACCCAAAGCATCTCAAGGCAATAAGCAAAATCCATACTGGTGTTAGCCCCGGATGTGCCCCTGACATTCTCCGTGATTTGATAGAGGCTGGACTGGTACGGGAGGCGACAGATGAGTACGTTATCTGATCGTAGCTGCCAGAAGGCTATTACTCCGTTACCACCAGCTGATCCGGACGCGCTGGCTGGAATGCTTGTGGTAATCTATGACTCAGTGAGCCGAGATTTTGCGATTGTGGTCAGTTGGTTTCATAAGCGCATCCGTCGAGAATGGTGAGTAGTCAAAGACATCGACCGTGATGAGCACAAGATCAAGCTTGTTCGGGTTGATGGTGTATGGTGGGTACCCATTGAAAAAATGCTGCAGGTTGAGCGGGTGTATTAGACAATGATTCAACCTGACCAATGGCGAGAGATACTACACGAAACGATATTGTATGGCATGCTTTTTAAGGCGCTAGCGATGGATGCAGAAAGTCTTAATCAGGATCAGCTCAAAATGTCATACCGCCCAATGATGGATACCATTTCTATGTGGGCTGAGAGGCAGCACCATGAATACAGAAGCCAGTTCGGGCGGATTGGGGGCAAGATACACTCGCAACAGTCACCTGATGGTTTTTTATACCGTGTCATGGTGACCATTCGTGGTCGCCAGGAAGAGTGCGTCTACAATGTGGTACATCTAAAGGCCGAATGCCAGGTGAGGCTTAACGATTTTCTTTACAGTGCCAAGCAGCATGCGAACGGGCGTGCATAGTATGTACCGAGGGATACAGCAGCAAACCCCCCGCCTGGCGTAATATCTAGGCGGGGGTTTGTGCTACACTGACCGATGAAGATATTCAGTAGATTAACATGGATCACAAACGGCTGTAGGAGCGGATTGAGGATAGGCTTTATGCGAAGGGCACTACACCAAAAAGACCAACTAGGGCTGGATTTTGGGGAATCATCTCTAGGAAAAAATATGCCTTAGAATGCCGGTTGTGATATCTCCTTTATTCAACTGTCGCCCCCTTTTTAATATTTACTCTACTTGTGATTTAACAAATTGTTTCATACTTGTTATTAGATCTCTTCGAAATTGAACATGAGGAAAATCTTTGTTCAATTGATTCATATTATGTAATATCATTCCGTCAGTATATTTCACAGTCATAGGATATAAGACTTCTCCCCTAATCGGATCCATAAAACTAGCGACTAAATGAAAGATGATAAATGGGTTTCCAGATGGTCCTGTTTCATCAGTTCGAATTTCTACATCAAAGGTAAAATACGCCATTACTACAGCTCCTATTGTTTTTTTAAGATTATAGTAACATTGTATGCCATATTTAGCCTATAGGAGTTAAATTTAACAGGCCGATAGTTTAGCGTTTTGGACTGACGAATTAATTACCAAAAAGTTCATGACATTAGTACAGTTATAGGTGATGCTACTAGAATAGGTAGATAAGTCGTTATTGGATGCCAGGTATGTCTTCAAAGATTCTCCTGTTTTTTACAAAAGGATGATATTAAACTTAGATTAGGGCAAGTAGAGTAGAGTGAGGGAGAATAAAAGGGGCAGGTGTAATAAAGTATGCAACGAAAATTACCACAAGTACCTCATACAACTAAGATTGGATACTCTGCATCTGAGTTACTTATTAGTGTCCTTGGAATGTTCTCCAATGTCGTCCCTATCCCAACTGAAAAAGATCTTGGTATTGATATGCGAGCTGAACTTTTGAGTGGCTCTATTCCTGTGGGTATGCATTACAATATCCAGTGTAAGGGTACAGAGGATGTAATAATCGACGAGAAAAATATTGCAGTTATAATAAATGTTACGACAATAAACTACTGGTTACAACAAAAGGAACCCACATTCCTTGTTGTAGTTGATAGAATTACACAGAAATTCTACTGGACTTATCCTTTTCACCAAGTTGAATCTAGAATTGAGGATATTCAATCTCAAGAAACAGTAACTATTCATGTGTCTAAAACCTCGTTTTTTGAGTACAACATAAAAATGCTGCCACCCGAGATGATGGATATTATTCATCAGTATGAATATAAAATTCTGGAGAAACTTACTAAGGTACTCAGCAAGAATCCCATTGATTCACAAAAGCTTGGTGAATCATCTTATGAAGAAGCAATTAGTATAAATAATGTCATAAAAGAAAGAACTGTCGAAGATATTGATATCGACGATGATAAAAAGAAAATCATTACAGAGATATTCATGCTTGAAAATGAATATGGCCAGACTGATTTATTTAAACATCCCTCTGAAACTGATAATTTTGACCTATCAAAAACGAGGGTACTTATTAATGAGTTATTGGTAGATTTTTATGATATCAGTAGCGCATTAAGCAGAGCAGGTATTACAAGCTTCAAGGGATTTGGATTACCTTCCGACGAAACGGAACCTCCGACCAAATTAGTTCTTAGCTTTGGCATGGGAGTACAGATAAGATTACTACAAAAGATCATTCAAATCTTGTCAGATTACCAATTAGAATACATAGATTTTGTTGATTACAGGCAAGAAGACTACGATGAGTACCTTTTTACAGTAGCGATCGGTACAGACTCATATAATGATACAAATTTAAGTTTAATAAAAATTGATACTGAGCTATTAGAAAAGTTGCTAGATCCTCTGATATCGGCAAATAATTTCTATGCATTTTTAATCCAAGATGTCGAAGATCCATGTATAGATTGGTAGTCATAATACGTTTTTGATGACATAGAGCACGCCTAGAAAGGCGGGCTTTTTTGTGTTTTGTACATTTGTGTATGATTGTTTCATTTTTTGGAAAATAGGGAAATGAATATGCTGAAAGAACTGTTTTTGAAAGGGGACTTTACTTTTGGCACGAAGAAGGAAAAAGGGAGAAGACCCGATAAGCCAGTTAGTCGGATTACTTTCTTTAATTGCATTTGGCGGGGCATATTACTATACAAATTCAATTATCATCGGTGGAATTGCTTTTACTGCTGTAATGGGTGCTGCTCTTTGGATTGCTATTGCTCAAAGTGCAAAGAGAGAAGAGAGATTAAGGAAATCAGGAATACGTGAAATAGACAAATTGGATGGCCTGCAATTCGAGCAATACCTTGGGCTATTATTCAAGTCTCAAGGTTATAAAGCAGAAGTAACACGTGCCTCAGGAGACTTCGGAGCTGATCTGATATTGCAAAAGAATGGCACTAAAACAGTTGTCCAAGCCAAGCGCTACTCTAAAAACGTTGGGATCGATGCAGTTCAGCAAGTCGTAGGGGCAATGAAACACTACGGCGCATCGGGATCGTGGGTAGTAACTAATAAAGATTTCACAGATGCTGCTTATAAGCTGGCTGCCTCTAACGGGGTAAAATTGATCAATCGCGAAGCACTCATTGAAATGATAATCCAGATGAATCCTTCAGCAAAACCAGATCCCAAAAAAGTTATAACTCAGTTTCCAACTGAAAAAAGGCTTTGTGAAAAATGTGGTAGCCAAATGGTTTTAAGAAAAGGAACAAAAGGGGAATTTTACGGATGCAGTAGTTACCCAAAGTGCAGGAATACAAAAGCGGTTTAAGTCTGCATGAGGGTTAAGGCGGAACTAGACGAATAGCAGCATGCTGCGATCACCAATATTTGCTGATTTCATTCTGACTGCTTAGAGCTGGTATACCAAGTAGTCATTCGGCTATGATTGTTCTAAGAGGTGATAGTATGTGCGGACGCTTTACGCTAGTGACCAACCTTGAGTTATGGAATGCAAGGTTCCAAATTGAGGTTATACCTTTTGATATGCAGCCACGATACAATATCGCACCGGGTCAATTAATCCCTGCTATTATTTCCGATCAAGGTAAGCGTCGACTCGGACAGTTAAAATGGGGATTAGTTCCGTCTTGGGCCCAGGATGAGAAGAGCGGGTACAAGATGATAAATGCGCGGGCTGAGACGCTCACTGAAAAGCCAGCGTTTCGCCGGCTGTTTGAGAGAAAACGGTGCATTGTACCAGCAGATGGATTTTATGAGTGGCAGCAGCGCGAGTCAGGCAAACAACCGATGCGAATCATGATGAAAAACGGAGACCCTTTCTCGTTCGCGGGCTTGTTTGATACCTGGATGAATCCAGCAGGCGAGAAGTTGCATACCTGTACGATCATTACAACACGCCCAAACGAGATTGTAGGGCCAATTCATGACCGGATGCCTGTGATACTGAGACAGGAAGACGAGGGAATATGGTTAGATCGTGAGAAGTTTGATTCTGACTTGCTCCAAACATTGCTAGTACCATATGATTACGAAAAGATGAAAGCCTACCCTGTTCCAGCAATGGTTGGCAGTCCCAAAAACGACATGCCAGAATGTATTCAAGAAATAGCAAACCCGTCCCTATTTTGAGGAGACGGGTTTTGTCTATTCGTATGCGGAATTTGCGGGTACACGAAACAAATACTTTATTTGACCACGAGGTACAATTCGTAACCAGCTATTTGCTACTTCTGATTATCTTCAGGAAGTAGCGAATATTCTAAACCCATGAAACTAGCTACAGAGAGCTTTTCTTCGTTGCTGACCTGAAATCGGTAATTAGCAGGAGACAATAGCGCCTGTTCATCATCTTCCGTCAAATTTTCTTTTAGCTTTAGTTGTTGCGAAATCGTATACCGATTCTCTTTACTGTTGAACTCAATTTGAACGTGTGAAGGAGTCTCAGCAAGCAAATTTTTAATGGTCTCGTTGCCTGGCATATCTGCAAACGTAAAGTAAATGGGTTTTTCCGTATGCATCATTTTTTCTCTTAAATCGTCCGAAATTAAGATTCGTAACGTGAGTTCTGCCGAATTACCGTTTTTTGTTATTTGAAGCACGGATGTTTTTAGATTCTCCCCTGTAATTTCTTCGAAATAATCGTAGACAGTTACGTATGACTTCTCTTTAGGGACTGTTACTGCCTCGCTACAGCCACTAAGAAGAACTATGAACAGAAGGAGAAGTATATGGAGAGGTCGGATCATAGATCTTTTGATTTTTTACTAGAATACTCTTTGTACGAGTATTTGACGTTAACGTAGTTAGAATCTACTACTCTGCCTTGAAAATATTCGTTTAAGCTTCCAGTTGTTTTTACGGCTTTTGATCCGTATTCAACGGTTGTAATAGTACGCTTTGGTATGACCCAACTGTGAGTTGTTTCTACAATGTCTTCATCTCCAAATGAAACTTCTGCATTAATTCCTACTTTCCCCTCTATTATCCTCCAGTTGACTTTCGTTTCGGCTTCCACACCTATTTTTCCGGTTAGAAATGTTTTTCTTGTAACCTTCCTTGAAAAGGTATCGTTTTCGCTACTATCGTTCTCAATATCAGCTTCATAAGATTTTGATTTGTATAGGTCCTTCTTAGACATTTCATACACTTTGCCAGTCATATCATTGCCCATGGGAGCAATCTTAGATGAATCATTCTTTGTAAGGGCTGTTGTAAAATCATACTCTACTGGGTTTTCATATACACGTTCAACAATCTTCAGGTTACCTATTTTAATAGGCTCACTTTGAGATACTGCGAAGGCAGAACCAGCTCCAGATACTACTAAACTGCTAAGTAAGACAGTTGCGATAGAAAGCTTCTTAAAATTCATTTTTTTCCCTCCAGTATATTTAACGCAATTTTCAATGCGGAATTATTATAACATATATTTACAATTAACATATATAAATGGTAATTTTTATGCCGGAGAGCTGGACCCGACCATTAAAAATGGGATTGTTCATTTTTTCGCGAATGGGGGCTTGAATAATCTTTAGATCCCTTGTCTAAACTGCGGATAAGGTCAGTTAAATAATTTTAAAAGGTGAATATAATTGAACAAATCCGTAGATATTCTCGAAGTAATAGTTCAGCAACTATTAGAGGATGATAGGCTGGTAAAGATGTTGATACCGAGATTACTAGAAAGGATGGAGACGAGAGGCGAGCTTACGATTGAAAAGTGGTTAACTGTTAATGAAGCAGCCAAATACCTGAATATTTCTTCTTACACGATCTACATTATGGTACGTGAAGGTACATTACCAGCATCTCGACTCGGATCATTAAGTTCACGAAAACCAGCACTTCGGTTTCAACTCAGTAAATTAAATGATTGGATGGAAGCTGGAGGGGTTCGCGATCCTGTTTACAAACAAGCATGA